CCTAAACAAAATGAAGCAATATCAATCAACGGCAATGGTGCAGTACATGGTGTTAATTCTAACATGAGCAAAGATAAAAAACCTCGTTTAGCATTTACAGTCAGATGGGCACATAAAGATGATTTATATTTACCCGGTTCTCCTGAAAAATCAATGTGGAGTATAGACTTTCCAATATGATTACTATTAAAAAAATTGGATGGGAGCAAACCCGAGACATGTGGAAAATGCATATGCCAAACATGACTATTGAACCGACAAGTGCAATGACATGTCCAAGAAGTATTGTTTTAAATGATAATTATGAGCAACAAGAAATTGATACATATGACTTACAAAATCAAAACTTTACTCCTACTTTTTGGGGAGCATTCGACAATGAATTATTAATAGGTGTAAACTCTGGTCACATGACCTTATATAACTTATATCGGTCCCGTGGCTTATATGTTGAAGAAAAATATAGAGGACAGGGTATAGCACGAAAGTTATTACTTAAAACTATTTCACAGGCATATTTTGAAAATGCAATTGGTATTTGGAGTTATCCTAGTTGGACAGCATGGAAGTCATACGCAACTGTCGGTTTGCATTTAGCAGGTGAAGAGTTTAATTTTCAATGGGAAGAGAACAAGCAAGGACAGATGAATAGCAAAGCATTAAGAGTATTTGATAACGAAAAAGTAAATCAAGTATTCAAAGATGTTAGATCAGAAAGTCTTAAGAAGATAAAAACCGAGTAAACAAATTGTAACTGTTCCTAAAAATAATGAAGCAAGGAGGAATGCAAATAACAAAATATTTGAAGCAGTCAATTCAATTGGTCCACTCGGTTTACCTAGGCCCGCAAGAGCCTTAAACGCATTTTTTAACACTAAAACAAAAACGAATTTAGATACATTACTGCACCCATCATACCTAGACACATTACTTGAATGATGGCAGGTACAACTACAAATAGTTTCATTACACTAAAATCGCCTTTCATAAAGAAGTCTGTCTCTAACCATTCTTTTTGTTGTTCTGGAGTTGCGTTTTTTATGCTGGGTGCCATGGCTGAATCCAGTATTTAAAAATGATTGCTTTTAACTTCTTCATGTTGTTTCCTTACATGTATGCTAGTTGTGACATGCATACAAACATCGATCCCCAAAGCATAGCATAACATAACGTTTCTATCTTTTGGTCGACTTTTTTAAAAATGCCTGATTTGTCAATTACTAATTTAATAGTATTCATAATACTCCTGTATGTCTGTAGTGTTGTAAATCTTTTATTTGACGTAGTGTTGAATGTATGCCGGCTCCACTATCTAATACGTGAAGTGACACCATCAGCATTGCGTAAAAACTAAATCTAACTGTGTTTAACATCTTGTTCCCTCTGTGTGTTTATGAGGGACTAACGGCCATGATCGACAGAAGGAAAATAGAGACGAGTGTTAGAAGTTCTAATCTATCTTTTATCTTATAATGTCTATGCATGTGTGTCATTCCCTTTATTCATGTGTCTTATAAAACTTTATAACGTGTGGTTATAAATGTTTCGACTCTATTTATGCCTGGAATAACAAAAGTATATTTTATCCATAAAAAAAGGCGCCAATCAAAATGAGAGGCGCCTTGTTGCTTTTATTGATTTAGAATTTGTATACGTAACTCATATATAAATTATCTTCATCAACGTGATGTGAGTTGTCATCTGCTGAAAACTCTGACCATCCCACGGTTACGTGACCTTTCATAAATTCAAAATCTTTTGAAATTGTCCAGTGAGTACCGAAACCTTCTCTATCACCATATGTCAGATCAACGACTTTTAAAAGTCCTGTTGAAAATGATGTATAGTCTTGTGCATCATCTTGTCCCATGTAATGCGACACTGTGATGCCTGCTAAGGTTGCAGACAGCATAATTTCTTCAAAGTCTCTACTTGAGTCGCCTCTATAAGCATAATCAATATAGGCTACATTAAAGCCGATATGTTCCCAGTCTTTTTTAAGACCGATTACTGTATCGATTTCATGCGTGGCTTTGCCATCGCCTGCGTCTACTTCTGATGCCCAAACAGATCCGTACATACCTAACCACTCTGCGTCTAAACTAGCAGACAATTGATGGTTACCTATGTGCATGGATTGCCCTCGCATAAGATAGTCTGATGATACGCCAACTGATCCGCCTACTGTAGGGGCGGCGTTGACTCCTGATGCAATACAAACAAGTGATAGTGCTACCACTAATTTGATTACGTTATCGAAATGGGCCGATAAAAGACCCTTAATGCTTTCTAACATATTTTTCTCCTTTGCTTAATTTGCAATTATTATTATATTATAAGGTGGGTTAATTCTTATTTGCGTTTGGCACTGCCTCTTTTTGAGATCGAACCGCCCCCAGAACCTCCAGAGCCTTTGCCTCCTGAGGATTTTTTACTGGCGCCGCGTTTCTTCACTACGAAAAAAACGATACCTGCTACAATAGCAATTGCTAGTATTGTTTGAAAATCCATATTGTTTCCTCCATTAGATTTATCTTTACGAAATGGCATAAATGCTATTCCGTGTTATTATTTAGTCAAAAAACGGTGTTTATAATAGTATTATACTAATAAATAGTACTATTCACAAAGGAAGTAACTATGAATCAAGGTTTGCACGTGTTTGACCGAGTTAAATCAATATTGATGCAAGAAGTAGATTGGACTGCTGGATTCACTCTAAATAATAATAAAAGATTACAAGTACTTTATCGTCATTGGGCAAAAGACTATGATGAAGAAATGCCCAAAATAAGTTATGGTCACATAGAACCGATGAAGGAAGCATTTAAAAAAATTAACATTCAAACTGATGCTAAGATATTAGATGCCGCATGTGGTACTGGGTATCCTATAATGGCATTACATGAAATGGGATATAAAAATTTACACGGCATAGATTTTTGTCCAGAAATGCTAGAAGAAGCAAAAAAGAAAAATATATATAAAAGCCTGACACTAGGCGATTTAATTAATCCTATAGTTTACCCAACTGACACTTTTGATGTTGTTACATGCATAGCATTTTTTGCAGGCGGGTACATGGGGCATGAACCAATAGACGAGTTAATCAGAGTATTGAAACCAAAAGGACGTTTAATTTGTTCTATAAGTAAAAAAATATTTGNTGATGGATTTGATAAAAAATTTCAACAACTACAAGATAGCAATATTATTGAGATAGAATATAAATCAGAATCTTTTAACTCAGATAATAATTATACTTTTGATATACCTAATCCTGTAGATGGCATGCTTGATTATGTCNAGGGACCAGATAAGACGGTGTTTTGGCGACCGCGTAGGTATACCCATACAGACGAGTGCGGCAAGCCGAGCCAAAAACGGCGTACATATCCCCATAATATTTTTTCTATTAAAAAACTATGAAACAAGATTCACCTGTATTTAACCGAATCAAATCAATACTAATGCAAGAAGTAGATTGGACACATATTGGTTTTAGTAAAAACAACAGCAAAAAATTACAAGAATTATATCGATCTTGGGCAGAAAAATACGATGATGAAATGCCTAAGATAGATTATAACTATACAGAGCCTATGAAGGCCGCATTTATAAAATCTAAAATTAAAACTGATTCTAAAATACTAGATGCCGCATGTGGTACAGGATACCCTACAATGGCATTACATGAAATGGGATATACTGATTTACATGGCATAGATTATTCTTTAGAAATGTTAAGAGAAGCAAACAAGAAAAATATATATAAAAGTTTGACAGTAGCCGATTTAATTAATCCTATATCTTTTGCGACAGACACATTTGATGTTGTTATGTGTATAGGATTTTTAGCAAGTGGACATATGGGATCTGAGCCAATAGACGAATTTATTAGAATACTAAAACCAAACGGATATTTAATTTGTTCTATAGGTGTAAACGTATTTGAAACAGACGGCTTTGATAAAAAATTACAACAACTACAAGATGACAATAAAGTTGAGATAGATCACACATCAGATCCTTTCTTAGTAGTACCAAATGCAGAGTTTGGAACTGCTAAATCAAAAATATGGTCTATTAAAAAACTTTAACTCCCCATATACCCTATAAATAAATGTGTCAGTGTCGATGACAATTAACTAACTATTATCTATAGGAGATAAAATGGAAGATAAAATCAATTGGTTGAAGGTTACCTATGAGGAAACTGACAACTCAAAATTAAAAAATCTATATGTCGGCTGGTCTGAATGTTATGACGATGAAATGGTCGAATATGGATATGCATATAATAGATATGTTAAAGAACTTTTTTCTAAGTGGGTTTACAAAACTGCTAAAATCTTAGATTTGGCTTGTGGCTCAGGCTACGTAGGAAAAACACTACATGAAGAAGGATTCACTAATTTGCATGGTATAGATTATTCTACTAGTATGCTATCACAAGCAGAAAAGAAAAAGATATATCAAACATTAACCGAAGCAGACTTGACAAAGCCAATAGACGTAATCGATTCAAATAGTATTGATGCAATTATGTGTACTGGCTTTTTTTGCAGAGGACATATGAGAGCGCCGATATTAGATGAAGTGTTTAGAATACTCAAGCCAGGTGGACATTTAATTTGTTCTATTGGAGAAAACATTTATGAATCATATGGGTTTGCTGATAAGATATTACAACTAGAAAAAGATAATAAAATTATCGTTGATGAAGTTTCAGAATCATTTGTTGTACTACCTGATAATAATGCAACAGCAGAGTCAAAAATGTGGGTTATTAAGAAATTATAACATTTTTTACCCGTTTTTTCCTTGTTAATCCAAGGATTTAAGTATACTTCTTTATAAACACCCTTAAATCCACTAAATATTAGTGAGGAAATGCAATAATGCAAAACATTTGAGGAGGACTCAATATGAATAATGTAATCTCAATAGTCAATGACGTGGTCAAAGGACTAACAAACATCTTTATGGGACTCTTAGGTCTTGGTGTTTTAGCAGGCATATTATTCGGTGACCTATTAGGTACTGATGTTGTCGGCGGATTGCTAAACTTAGTCAACACTCTAGGCGATGCCGGACTAGTTGGACTATTAGTAGCAATCATACTAATTCATTTATTTACAAAAGAGTAAATTTAGAATATTAAAAAGCAGACTTCGGTCTGCTTTTTATTGGCTATTGATCCACGAATGCTTTTTCAATAACGAATTGGCCAGGCTCTCTATTTGATCCTTCAGTCATGCCTAATGCTTTACACCATTCAACGACATCATAATTAAACTGTAAATTACCACATGCCATTACCCGATCATCTGCTTGTATAAATCTTGCATCTATACGTTGATCTCCTTCTCCTGTAACTAGTGAAGTGTATTCTAATTTATATCTTAGTAACTCATGCAGATCAGGTTCGTCTTCAAATGCAGATAGTAGTTCATACCAATATGCAAGATCGTCTCTGTTTCTTACACTATGAACTAAATGAATTTTATCATAGGCTTCTACTAAATTAATATCTCTTATAGTTGACATGAAAGGAGCAAGACCTGTTCCTGTTGCTAACAATACTAATCTCTTACCACCTTCAGTAAGAAAAGTATCACGCAATGTTCCAGTACATTTTGGAAGCAACAGTACTTCTGCACCTTCTTCTACTGTACTAAGTTGATTAGTTAAAGGCCCTACATTTTTAATACTTAGAAATTCTAAGTAATCAGCCCAATCAGGACTGACGATACTATAAGCACGTAATACATTTTTACCGTCTATTTCTTGTCCAATCATTGCAAACTCACCTGAGTTAAATCTGAACGATTCACTTCTAGTTGTTCTAAAACTAAATGTGCGATCAGACCAATGATTGACTTGTATTACTTTTTCTTTTAACATGTGATTGGTACCCGAGGCCGGACTTGAACCGGCATGACCGTAAGGTCGAGGGATTTTAAGTCCCTTGTGTCTACCAATTCCACCACTCGGGCAAAACTTTTTGAACACTGGTGGAGCCGGGCGGGGTCGAACCGCCGACCTTCTGGTTGCAAACCAGACGTTCTCCCAACTGAACTACGGCCCCCTTTCATTTATTTGGATCTCCCCATGGAGTAGATTCTTCGATAGCATCTTGGGCACACTGTATATATTCTCTGTCTTCTTCTGATAAAACAGACCAAAACTTACTGATATTAAGAGTGTGTTCGTAGACTTCTTCTGCATGATTTAAGTGATAATTGCTCTCCATCCAGGCTTGCAATTGATCCATTCTATCATTAATCTTCTCTGTAAGGTTCAAACTTTCCCTCTAAAATATGGAGCTCCAGGACGGATTCGAACCGCCGACCTACTGATTACAAATCAGTTACTCTACCAACTGAGTTACTGGAGCATTTGTTCATATATTTAGTAGTCATTATATCAGCATCATTATTTTTTGTCAACGGTTTTTTTACCCATTAAATAGTATTATGGATCTATTATCTTTCTCACATGGTCAAACACAATCTAAACTTTGGTTGTGTGAAACTATCGAACCGTATATACCAAAAGATGCTGTAGTTGCAGTGCCTGGGTGCTGGTATAATTTATTAGGTTTTATGCTTTTAACTCGTAATAAAAACAAGTATCAACACATCTTAGGCATAGATATTGACTCAGAGGCGATTAGAGGCGCTGATATGCTATGTCAGGGCTTTATGTTAGGCAGAAACTCACAGATTAGAAACACATGTGCAAACGCAGATACCTACGATTTGCAAGGACATAACGTAGTAATTAACTGTAGTGTAGAGCATATGAAAGATGACTGGTATGCTAATGTTGACCCAAATGCATTAGTATGTATTCAGTCTAGTGATGTTACAGAACACAGAGACCCGTGGCTAATATCGAACCCTTGTCCGTCTATAGAAGTATTAAAAGAGAGATTTCAAATGTCAGAACTCCTATACTCAGAAACAAAATATTTCGACTACGGGAGTTCTAGTTATAATAGATTTATGTTAATTGGTCACAAGTGATGGCGGAAGATGAAGGATTCGAACCTTCGATACGATCTCTCGTATGCTGGTTTTCAAGACCAGTGCATTCAACCACTCTGCCAATCTTCCGATTTATTTTAGCCTAGTAATTCGTCGCCTTCGTCCCAAGCACAACCAGTTAATCCACCTGCTTGTAATGCTTTAAGTGTTCTTAATACTTCATCTGCATTTCTGCCGGTATCCAAAGCATTGATTGAAACATGCTGGATAGTTCTTTCTTTATCAAAGATAAACGTTGCACGATATGCAACACCTGCTTCTTCATTAACAATACCTAGTGTGTGCGATAAACCAAGTCCACAGTCGGCAGCCAAGACATGTTTGATATCACCTATTAATGCGTTATCTTTTTTCCATGCTAACTTGCAGAACTCATTGTCACCACTGATTCCAATTACATTAGCATGTTCTGTTAAAACATCCATACCTGCAATTTCAGTTGGACAAATAAAAGTAAAGTCTTTGGGATAAAAATAAACTACAGACCAATCTTTTTTGTGTGGTGTATACCCTTCTTCGATATTTACTGTGACAAATTCATTATTTTCATCGATTCCCGGAAGTGAGAATGCGGGAAATTTTTCTCCTACTGTTTTCAATATGTTCTCCTAAATAAGTTATTGTGTAGTATTTACTTGATTTATAAAGAGTAAAAATATTTTTTTGGTGCCAAAAGGCATATATACTTATATGTCACAATTTTGTAACATAACTGACACAATAGGTACACATATGATAAGATTATACAAAAAATTACATAAAATAATGAAGGCAGGAAGAATCCATAAAGTTTGGAACAGAGTGTGTCCTTTAGAGAATTAAGATTCTTTTAACTTAATCACCGTTTTATTTTCTTTCTTTTTATTCAATAACTGAACTCTACGATTCCTTTGTTGGTTGGAACGCAACCGATTTGAAAACCTACGTCTTGCACTCATTAGATATGTCCCCTTATTAACTATCTAAGTTTTATAAATTTTGGATCTAGTTTCTCGTAAAAATAATCAGCAACAAACCCGTTAGTTTGTTCACTCATATGTCTAAAGTCTCTATTGCGATAGGCATATCCACCGCATCTTTCACTAAGTTGTTTCATAAAAAAGTGTCTATCTACATCACTTAACATGTTGTCCATGTGATTATGCCCTGCTAATTGTGTATAGATAGCATCTAATGAAGGCCAATTGCTGTTAGAGTATGTTTGATAGTCTTGCTGTGCCATTAACATAAACACTTCATAAGGTATATCTTTCCATACTAGTGGAATTTGTCTCATATAATCAAATGCATCTGGAAAATGCGATAACAAAATTTTTCGCATGTCAGGGTTCCAGCACCAAGGTGGGATAAATGCAATTTCAGATCCAACTGGCCACTCATATTCTTTTAAGATATGTATTTTTTGTTCTGTAGAATTAGCATCTGCAAGTTGATCTGCTGAGGCTCCGCCGTGTAAGTTAAACAAACAAAATGTATGTTGTACATCAAAGTACTTTCTCATTTTGTCTACGATAAGATGATAAGAGTCAGGACCTAAGCCATCTACTCCACCGTTAAGAATTGGAATATTACAACGTTCTTGTAACTGACTAGGCCAACTATGTTCTAACGGTCCACCAACATTCATAGTAAAACTATCACCGATTGCTAGTATGATTTTTGCTTTTTTACCGTCTACGTTTAAATCTTCATAGTTGTAGTCAGCACGAAATCCCCATGAATTGAATGTGTATTGAAAATCTCTGACTGGATGTAGTTGCATGTATGCGTTATAGAATGGCATCTTACTGAACATTTCATCAGATGCACATTTATCTACTGTTCTGTTACGATACTTTAATAGTTGTCTCCAAAGTTTTTTTGGTAAACCGAAGCCTTTGGGAGTCATATCCATTTCTGTTTTAAAATCCTTGTAATCGTTGGGTTGCTTTTTCATTTATTAGCATTTTGTCTTCATTAGTATATATCGACCAATTAGCAATTTCATCTATTGTTCTTCCGCAACCTTGACATACTTGATGTGTTTCAAAGTCTAAATTACATATGCCTTTACAAGGAGATCTACTGCTGTTTTGTTCTGTAATCGTTGACTGCGGCTTTGATTGCATCTTCTGCTAATACCGAACAGTGGATCTTGACCGGGGGGAGTGCGAGTTCTTCCGCGATTTCAGTATTTCTAATTGTTTCTGCTTGTTCGAGGGTTTGTCCTTTGACCCATTCTGTGAGGAGACTACTTGATGCAATTGCAGACCCGCACCCATACGTTTTAAACTTAGCATCTTCAATAACTCCTTCGTCATTTACTTTGATTTGCAATCTCATAACATCTCCACATGCGGGAGCACCTACCATGCCCGTACCCACATCTGAGTCGTTATCATCCATTTTACCTACATTGCGAGGATTTTCGTAATGATCTAATACTTTATCACTATAAGCCATGAGTACCAACTCTCGTTGATACTACTTTGATAGTCTGATTCATAATTAGACTCCTTTGTCTAATTCTATTTATTCTTAACTGTTTTCTTCTTTGGCTTTTCTTCTGGGAACAAATCAAGTCTTTCCCAAGGTAAGTAATCTTTACCGAAGTGACCGTAATTAGTAGTCGCACCATATATAGGAGTGAATAAGTCAAATCTATCAATGATACCTTTAGGTGATAAGTCTACATTATCTGTGATCCATTTAGTTAAATCTCTGCTATCTCTGTCACTTTCTACGTAAACACTAGTAGGCTGTTCTACTCCAATTGCATAACTTAACTGAATGTTAGCCCAGTCTGCTTGTCCACTTGCTACGATATTCTTTGCAAGATAACGAGCCATATACGCCGCTGATCTATCTACTTTAGACGGGTCTTTTCCACTAAATGCTCCTCCCCCGTGAGGTGCCATACCACCATATGTATCTACTATAATCTTTCTACCAGTTAGACCTGAATCTCCGTCAGGTCCACCAATGACGAATCTACCTGTTGGATTAATTAAGTATTGCGTGTTTTCATCTAAAAGTTCTTCTGGTAATGTTTTCTGAATTACTTCTTGTATTTGTGCCCTCACAGTCTCTATATCGACCTGATCGACATGCTGAGTAGAACAAACTACTTTATCGATACGTTTAACTGTGTTATCGTCATTGTATTCTACAGTGACTTGTGACTTAGAATCAGGACCTAACCAAGGAAGAATTCCTTGTTTTCTCACATATGACAGCATTTCTACAATTCTATGAGAATAATACAAAGGTGCGGGCATATATGTTTCTGTGTCTTTTGTTGCATAACCAAACATGATGCCTTGATCACCTGCGCCAAATGTGTCTGTGCCTAATGCAATATCAGGAGATTGACCATGTAACAAATTTTGAATGTCTAAGTGTTTCCAATGAAAGCCTTCTTGTTCGTAGCCGATATTCTTAACGACTCTACGTACAAGATATTCAACATCTAAACTATCAATTGCTCCTTTGTATTCTCCTGCAACTACTACTTTATTTGTAGTTACAAGTGTTTCACATGCACAACGCAAAGTAGGATCTCTGTGTTGCATAAACGAATCAAGTATAGCATCACTAATTGCATCTGCAACTTTATCTGGGTGCCCTTCTGAGACACTTTCACTAGTAAAATAATAACTCATATATGTCCTTTAGTATATTGTATACTAATATTTAATACGAGTCAAGGGGTAGGCAGAAAAAGTTTTAGGCTCCAATTAGGTCCCAACAATCACAATTACAATGAATAACTTGTTCGATTGCACTATCGACATTTTGAGGGGGAACAAACGGATTATTTGGACCTCCGGGGGTTCCGCCACCTGAGTTTGCACCACCGCCACCTTCGCCGGGTTCAAATTCTCCTCCTCCGGGTTCTCCTTCATTACCCTCATTTGGTGGTCTATCGATTATAGAAGGTGGACCAACTGATATTACTGGTCCTATAACTGGGTATTGTACCTGTGTAAACAAAGGAGTAAAATCTCCAGGCTCCGAACCTGATAGAGGAGTTAAAGTAACTCCGTTATCTACTACACCCGGTGGTTGCACTGTTACACCCCCTGGAGGTGAAAGATCGGGCCAACCAGGATTCACCCATTCAGTATCACCGATTACAACTCCTTCTTGTGCACCTGGTACTGTACCATTTGTAACCAATGTTCGTATTGTAGAAGGCGCAATTCTGTCTGCAATATTATTATTAATAGGTATGCCACAATTTGAAAGAGCCTTTTCATTTCTTTCTTGTCTCATTTGAGCCATAATATTTTGCCCAACATCACAATCTCTTTTAATAATAAGTTCTATAGTATCTCTTCCTTGAAGTCCTGTTTTAAAGTCAGAATAATCAGGCATACTATCTACAAATGATACCAAGTCTTGGTTGGTGTATGTAAACGGGTCACGAGGAATTTCTACTCTACCCAAAGCATTATATCTACTACGTTGCTCTACCTTCATTTGTTTACCGCAAATTTCCCAAATAACATTTACTTCTCGTATTGCATTAGGTGAATTACGAGATATAGAATAAATTTCACTGTTAGCCGCATTAATATAATATTGAGTAACAGAATTATAATTATAACTAGATCCATAAGGTGAATTTGTTGCACCGGTTGCAGGTCTCCAATTATAAGTGCCTATTGGGGGATATTCAGGTTCTGCAAAAACATCTACGTTAGCAACAGGACCACCGTATCCTGGATTTGAATCTTGGAAGTTAGGAAAAATACCACCTGGATTTTCATATCCAACAGGCGGATCAGTTGGTTGTGGGATACCAGAACCTTCCCAATTTGCGCCGGGGACGCCCGTAGCAAAATAAGTAGGGGAACCGCCGTAAACTTCTGCGGACAAACAACGTCCGAATCTGCCGGCGCCATTGCTACCTGTCTCTGCATCGTTTCTACCTATACCACTAATCTTAATACTTGATCCTTCTGAATTAAATGTTGTGTAATTAATAGTGACTGCTGGATCTGGTGCGCCGCCCCTACCATATCCTCCACCGTCATTAGTTAGTGGGTTATACTCACCGTTACTTGGTTTAATTCTATAACCCGGTGCCCACAGTGAAGGTTGCCATTGATTATTTGTATATTGTTTAGGATCATAGGGAAGACCAGTATCCGGATCTACGAGTTCGTAGAGAAAAGGATTATAATCTGGTAGTGCAGGATCCGGTTGATAATCTGGGTTGGATGCGTTTTCTATTGCTGGCCNAGTACCAGGTCCCGAGTTGATACACGTATACTCTAATTCTAAAGTAATTGCGGCAGGTTCCCAAGATACTGCTAAAAACAATTGTTGATAGATAGCAGCCAAATCTGAAGATCCTGCAGAAGCAGTAACGTTTTGTATTTCATCTTCTCCTGCAAGAAAACTATACAACTTAGCCCAGTTATATGGATTACCTGACATATTACCTAAAAAGTCATCCATTCTGTAATTGCCGCCTACATTAGATCCTAATCCCATTTGCTCTTGTATTTCATCTACTAACAAAGGATCTACAGGTTTTTGTAATGAGACTCCTTGAACTCCTCCAGTGTTAGCAGTGGCAAGACCAGTATCATTTTCCATCAGTTCTAAGTTTTGAAGGCAATTGCCTAATTTACCGGGAGTAATCTGTTCGATATTACTAATCTGTAGGAAAGCATATCTTAATGCGCCTGCGGCTAGTCCGATAGCCTCAGGTAAAATTTCATTTGGTTGACCTAAGTATGAATCATATCCTCTAGGTGCTACAAAGTTAGGTGTATCACTCGCCGATGCCTCATTAGGATTAGGCGCTCCTTTTGTAACTAATGTACCAACGCGGGTTCTCAGTGTATCGGTGCCAAGTGCAGGATTTACCCCTGCAGATTCTGATTTNTNTGGAAAAAANTCATTATNATAAATTAGATAATATGTTTTAGAACCTGTTACATTCANTTCATTTTCTGATGTATTATATAGAGGCGTCGTAAGAGTTTGTCTGCTGTTAAAAAATAGATACCATGGATTTAAACAATCTGCTAATGTACGTAATGTCATGGAATCATTATAATCTGGGTCGAGCCTGGTCGCCAACATAAATCTACTATTGGTTAATGCTGATAAACAGACTTTTAAATTTTCTCCGGTTATAGATAAAAATGCAGTATATATTTTTCTTTCTTGTTCTGCTGTGCCGTGATCGTTTGCTCTGGATAAACTTCTAATTTCTCTTTCTTCAAGGCCAGATGCTCCTAAGGCTAAATTTAAATCTGTTGTTAATCCGCCATGTTCATATAATTGCTGTAGCAATGTTGAAGGGAATCCAAATCGATCTAGTCGTTTAAAATCAAAGATTTTCTGTAAAGTTTGTAAGTCACTTGCTAGACCCTGTGTATATAAAGATACACCTGTTACATCTCCTGTAATTAGATCATTCATGTTACTAAATGATCCTTCTAAAAACTCCTCAGCATTTTGTGCTGTAGAAATTGTTCTATTATTATATTGTATAAAACTATATGCTTCGTTAAACGAACCTAAAAAATCTTCATATCTAGGAACTGCTTGTCCTTCATTGCCTTCTTTTGCATGCCAATTAAATTCATTGTGTGCTTGTAGAGCATGACATCTAATCCAACCCCATTGAGTAATACTACTGTTTGGATTTGACATATTGTAAGGTAACCAAGTTGCTTGTTGTCCGTAATCTGTGGTGCCAGTTACGGAATATCCTGCATTTGCAGGACCAGGTAGTGCGCCTACTACGCCTTTTGATTGAGCAAATTCTACTGCTTTACAGTCAGATGAGTATTGTGTTTTTCCTGCCCAAGATTCTGAGGCATCTTCTGCTATGTATGTGGGAGGTTTTGCATTTCCTAATGCATAACATGTACCATAACCATTAATAGAAATAAGATTGTTGTATGTGCCACTTCCCACTACACCCCTTAAATAAGCATCATTAATAGCCCATACAAGCATTCTAAGCACGGTATTCTGAACTAATGCACCAAACTGATACTCTGTGTTTGATCTACTAATACCCATGAAGAATTGGGCATTGGGGTTGATTCTAAGACATCTATTTTGTAAGAGACCGCCTAATACATTTTGACCTAAAGGACTTTGTTTACCTGTATCTGCCATATGTTATCCTACGGGACAAAGACCGTTTCTGCACCTTCTACGATTTTATGTTTACAATCGTTTCCAGACCCTACTCTGAGTACGGGTTTACCTTCGCAAAATACTGTGGGACTACCTTCAGTTGTCTTTGCATTTTTATGAGGCTTTTCATTTGGCTTAGGATCATGTGGAGAAATTTCACTAACATGAAGACCTACTGGTTTTCCTTCTGCAAAGACAGTTTCTGAACCTTTGAGAATTTTTCCACCTGTAGTGTTTTTATCTCCTTTGCGGCTTAATTTCGCCATGTAATTTTACCCTACTAATATTTTTTTCTCCGGTACCGTTACGCCGGTTGTCGCCTCTCTATATTTGTCTTTAACTTCGTCTGCTGTAACAGCAATAAGAGAAACACTATTAGTATTTAGTCTTGGATTTTCGGCGGTTGATGCAGAAAATATACTAGGGATCAGCGCCATGCCAGTCTGACTGGGTGCAAGAGATACTGGATCTTCAAGTTCAAAAAATCCATCTTCATTCCCTACTACTTTAGATACTACTTCTTCCCCACTGTTTAGTTTAAAAGAGTAGACCTGTCCTAATTTAATTATATCACTCATTATGACTCCAATTTTTGTTTAAGTTCAGTAAATCCGCCAACGTAATCTTCATCTAAAAAGATTTGTGGTGCAGTACGTGCATTAGGCACAACTGCTAGTAAGTCTTCTAAAGTATATCCGTGTCCGATCTTTTTTTCTTCAAAGTCAACACCTTTTGATTCTAATAGTTTCTTTGCTTGATCACAATAAGTGCAATTATCTTTGCTCCATACAATGGCTTTCATTCTTTCTCCTAGTTAAATGTTATATGTAGTATATTTAATACGATTTGTTACAGCAAATAAATTTTATAACTCAGGTAAAGCATCATAATCTAGTGATTCTGACATGACGCCTATTACATAGTTAGTCGATTCATTTTCTTGTAATGCTGTTTGCTTTTTGCTAGTATCACTGTGCTTATTAAACCACGGGATAGGACTTGCTTTTGGTGCAGGCTCATTATATTTTATACCGATTGCTTTAAGTGATTCTAATGCTGTGTAGTCTACAAATTCTTTAAGAATGTTTGCGTTCAAACCGATCACAGGACCTTTCTGAAACAAGTAATCAGCCCATTCTTTTTCTTCTCTGATCACGTCCATATACATAGCATATACTTCTTGTTCACAGTCTTTTTGTGCTTTTAAGAATCGTTTGTCTTCTTTTACTACTTGATTGATGATCCAACCTGTCCAACCTTTATGTAGCAATTCATCTTGTAAAATCAATGAAATGATATTGCCATTACCAATAAAAATTTTGTTTTCTACCATTGCTAATGATGTAGCAAACGATACCATAAATCTTAATGCTTCTAAGGCATAACTTGCATGTAGTGCCATCCAAATTGCTTTAATATGCTCATACTCGTCAATCTTATGACCCATTTCTTTTTTGCAATTAATTTGATGTAGTGCTTCATAGTACTCACCTACACTAGATGCCATATCTGCGATTTCTTTAGTATCATGGATAGTGTCAAATATGTCCTTAGGTACGTTGTAGATGTTTCTAATGATGTGACTATAAGAACGTGAGTGAATGTTAGTTTCAAAGAAAGACCAATTGTAGCATAATGCTTCTACTTCAGGTAGACTTACTACAGGAGTAAAAACTTGTGCAGGGCCTCTACCTTGTAAACTATCTAATGCAGTCTGCCTTAATAGATTAGCAGTAAAAATATGTTTAACCGCATCACTAGCATCTTTAAAATCAGATGCGTCCTTTGTTAAACTAATTTCTTCTGGTATCCAAAAGAAACCTCTAGCAGTTTCTTCAAAGTTTGCTATCTTATCATATTTTACTTCTTCAAATCTTTGGATAGTTACAGGACCCGATGGATCTAAAAACATAGTGCTATCTAAATAATTTGTTTGTTTTGCTAAATCGTATTGTTCTTTACTCATAATTAACCCTTATAACTTACATGCTTCACAGTCATCATCATCAAATGCTGGCTCGTCAATGTATTGTTTTGCTATTTCTACTATTTGTTCGTCTTGTCTTTTGACTCCTGCTTTATTTATTAAAGAATAATAAAAAGTCTTAAGTCCCCATTGATGTGCCTGCATTAAGTTCTTTGCGATCAGTGTCGTAGGCACTTTCTGATCTTTAAAATGTGCTGGATTGTAAAATGTATTTGTTGATATACTTTGATCAACATAAGCCGCTAGTACTGCCGCAGTCTTTAAATATGCATCACAATCTTGTTGTTCCCACATCAATTGATAAGAGTTTCTTACACGTTTGATATGATAGTCTGGTACTACTTGTGTTAATGATCCTGCTTTACTTTCTTTAACAGAGATTAAACTCATTGGCATTTCGATGCCGTTTGTAGAATTAATAACTACACTAGATGATTCTACTGGAGCAATTGCCATCAGAGTCGCATTTCTGACACCATGTTCTTTCATTTCTTTTCTTAATGATTCCCAATCACACTCTGGCTTAAAGTTTGCTAGTTTATTAACACCCTTTGCTCTACGTTCCCAAGGGAATTTGCCTTTACCATACCATGTCTTATCACTATCTAAACATTTGCCTCTTTCTTTTGCTAGTTCTACTGTTGCTTCTGTTAAGAAAAATGCTTGATGTTCCATCCAAGTTTTAACATCTTGTAATGCATCTTTGTCACCATATATGTAGTCACGTTTTGCATGCCAATATGCTAAATTAGTAACACCAATACCCAAAGGTTGTATTTCATCATTGCTTAATTGACTCTGAATCGATAAGAAATCTTGGTAATCTAAGATATTACACAAACTACGTTGTAGTACACGACATGCTCTACGCATGTCCTCAGGGTTTCTGAATGCTCCCCAGTTGATCGATCCCAATGTACACAATGCAATACGTCCCTCATCGTCATCTAAACGTTTAAAAGGCTTTGTAGGTAATAATATCTCACAACATAGATTGCTTTGATAAATTGGATGTTCAGTAGTATCAAACGGACCTTGGTTAGATACGTTGTCTACATACACTAAGTAAATTCTTCCTGTATCTGTTCTTTCTTTTAATACACCAGATTTAAATACTTCTTCTGCTGACATTACTTTCTTACTGAGGCTACGGGACCTTTCATATTTGAGATACAGTTCCTCAAATTTAGCAGTATCTGAATAGAATGCTTCATACAAATCAGGCACTTCGTTTGGATCAAAGAATGTAATGTTTTCTTTGTTTTTAAAACGTTTCCAAAAGAATGCATTAAGACATACGCCATAATCCATATGTCTTACTCTTGTTTCTTCAGTACCTTGATTGTTCTTTAGTACGATTAAATCATCAAATTGATGATGCCAAATAGGATAAAAGACTGTAGCACTAGCATTACGAATGCCACCTTGTGAGCATGAACGTAAGTCTCCGAACCACTTCTTTAAGAAGGGTATCATTCCCGTATGCATGATCTCTCCGCCTCTTATAGGCGCTCCTAGGGGTCTTAAACGACCTATTTCAAGACCTATGCCAGCACGTTTACTAGCATACTTAGCCATCATTTCACCTGATGCAAAGATACTATCTAAGTCATCATCACTTTTAATTAATACACAAGAACTGAACTGTTTAGTAGGTGTTCCTAATCCAGCAAGTACAGGAGTTGCTAGTGTAAATAACCCATCACTAGCACAGTTATAATATTCTTTAATATATTTCATTCTTGCTGATAAAGGTTCTTCTTTATGAAATACTGTTGCGGCCGCAACCATATATCTAACTTGCGGAGTTTCGTATATCTGCCCTGTTGATCTATTTCTGACTAGATATTTACCTATCATTTGTTCGATAGCGGCATAAGATAGATTTTCATCTTTCTCATGGTTGATGATCTTTTCCATTTTGTTCCAATCATCTTCAGAATACCATTCAAGCAAGTCTGTAGTATATAAACCTGCTTCTATATTCTTCTTAACAATCTCATATAGATGAGGAGGTTGATAGTCTCCATATACATCTTTACGTAACATAGATAGACGTTGCTTGCCTGCAACAAACTGATAATTGGTGTGTCCTGTTTCGGGTGCTTGTTCTTCATCAATCAAATCAACGATAGCACGTAGTGTGAGTTCATCAATTTCTCTTGTAGTGATACCATCAAAGAAGTGTGGTTGCGATGTAATTTCAATCATCGATTGTGATACATCTGATACTCCCTCACATACTTTTGCTACTTGTGCTTGCCACTTTTCTAGTTGTAATTCTACTACCTTTCCTGATCTTTTAGTGACTTTAATGTTCATTCTTTACCTAATTTATTTTGTTATACAACGGTTCTATGTCAATATGCTTGACATTCTTAAAATCCGACAGCACTGTATTTACTACAGAGTCCGGCCAGTAATTCAACACATACTTTGCGTTGTCTACTAGGACTAATACTACTTCTGTATCAGTATAATCTATTGCTGATACTAAGTCAACACCTTTTATGCCCAATATTGCCAAAGTATATATGTTACCCAATGCACGTGCATAAAAACAGTAATGATTATCTTGTAAGAGTTGCCATGGATTGGGCCAATCTTTTATATCATGTGGATGTAGATAATAGTTATTTAGTGGACATTGTTGCCAAAATTTATCTACGTCTATACATATTTTTTCTAAATCTGAATCTTTTAGTGATTCACGCAATTGATACCATTCGGCCAGCCGAGTATCGAAACTCATCGTAAAAGTATTCATATATCTACTTATCTTAAATCAGGTTGTCGAACAAATTCCATATATGGAAAGAGAGTCTTTCGACTCTCTCTACATGTTAAGTGTGACTTAACGATTCTAAGGTAGTTAGAATTAGTTTTTGCCTACTAGTACTTCGACTACGCCGTCTAAACCATCGTTGAAATCTGAGATTGCTTTACCGATGATAGTACCAGGCTTGATGTTTTCAGGGTCACCTGCACATCCATATCCTGCATTTTCAGAAGTAACAATTAGATCACCTTTCATAACAGGACCGATTACTTTACACGGTACACGTCCGATCAATGCTAATTCTACAACAAATTCGCCTTCGCCTGCAGTACATTCTGCGTTATAGACTTGAGCAGGATTAGTTGTAACGATACCTGCAACAGTATGCGATGCATGTTGACCTGTTACTGACAATTCTGCATCACCGCCGAATACTACAACTGTGCCAGGCTCATAGTCTGAGTCTGCTGTGTATTTCTCCGCCAAGTCAGCATATGTTGCGTTAAGTGTTGATCCACTAGATAAAGTCCAGTCACCGATAATTTCACCTGCTGTTGAGTTTGAACCTGATGTCAATGTTTGTGACTGTAATGTTCCGCTGTTAGTAGTACCTGATACTGTTAATGAGCCTAAAGTACCGACTGAAGTGATGTTTGGTTGAGCCGCTGTTGTTACAGTACCAGCAGTTGTTGCTGATCCTGCACTTCCTGCTGAACCTGAAACATTAATACCCCAAGTACCTGATGCGTTTGTACCAGTTGTGCTTGGCGCACCAACTGAGTTATAAGATATAGTTCTTGCTGTACCACCGTTATAAGTTGTTCCTGAGGCTGCACCTGAACCGCTGTTGTTAAATGTAACAGAGTTATCTACACTACCTGCTGTTGTAGCAGATGCGGCTGATCCGTCAATTGAACCAGAAATTGTAGATGATACTGTTAATCCTGTTAGTGTACCAACAGAAGTAATGTTAGGTTGTGCGGCACTTGAAACAGTTGCGGCATAACCTGTTGTGTTTTGGTTAAGAGTTGAAACGTACGCCGCTCCAATTGCTGTACCTTGCCATACACCTGTATCAATTGTGCCAACTGATGTCAGTGATGAATCTACAACACTTGAATTAAGAACTGTACCAGTCAATGAACCTGCGCCTGCAGTAATTTCAACGTTAGCCGCCGCTGTTAATTGACCTCTACTATTAACAGTGAATGTTGCATTATGAGTACCGTTACCATATGATGCGGCTGAGACTGCTGTATTTGTAATAGAGAACTCTGAGCCAGTTAATGTAAGGCCTGCACCTGCTGTGAATGTACCAGCACCTGAGAACTGAACAAAACTTACTGCATTAGTACCAACTGTTGCTACTGCATCAGTCATTACCCAACCTGTATCATTGTATTGTGTACCTGTTGATACGAATGTGAAGTCTCCACCTGCCATTTCAGTTGGTGTGTCAAAATCATCTGCTCTTGTTAGAACTGTAGATGATGTTTTAACGTAAATACCATTGTTTGCGGCTGTTGATTCATCTTTAACAAGAATTCTTTCTCCGTTTGAGAATGATTGTCCGTCAATTGTATCAAAGTTACCAGAAGATGTTGTTAATGTTGCGCCAACACCTGCTGTTCCGTTATCATAAGTGATTGTTCCACCTGTGATAGATGTAAGTGTTCCTGTAGTTGCAACTTCACAAGACTCATGTACATGTAAGCCTTCTGCAACACTGTCAACATATGCTTTTGTTGCGGCATCTGTTGCGGCTGTTGGTGTTGCTAGTTCTGTAATTCTTGCTGAGTTTACATCAACTGAACCTGTTCCTGTTGTTACTAATGAGATAGGCTGATCTGCGCCGATTGCTGTAATTGTAACTCCGCCTGTTTTACCAATAATATCATCAGTTACAACGTTTGCTGTTGTATCAACATTACCAGAAGTTGTTACAGAACTTAAAGTTCCTACTGAAGTAATATTAGGTTGTGCGGCTGTTGTTACAGTACCTGCTGTTGTAGCACTTGATACTGTACCTGTTACGTTAGCACCGACTACGTTTGATAAACCACCTGCATCACCTGTAAACACTCCTGTATTTGCTGTGATTGCTGAAGCAGTGATTGTTCCGTTAACACCTAAGCCGGTTAATGTACCTAATGATGTAATGTTTGCTTGTGCGGCTCCTGATACTGTTCCTGCTACTGAAGCAAGAGCAACTGTACCAGAAACGTTTGCGCCTGCTACAGCATTTGCTGTTGCCGCAAAGTCTACTTCACCAGTTACATTAGCGCCTGCTACTGCATTTGCTGATGTTGCACTTGTTGCTAATGCAACTGCGCCTGATACGTTTCCACCTGCGACTGCGTTTGCTGTTGCGGCGAATGATACTTCACCAGTTACGTTTGCACCAGCAGTTGATGATAAGTTAGCACCATCTCCTGATACGTATGTGAATACACCACCTGTGCCATTAACATTACCTGCGCCAACATTACCTGTAACAGATAGTGAACCTAATGTTCCTACTGAAGTAATGTTAGTTTGCGATGCAGTACCTAAAGTACCGTTTAACGTTGTTGCTGTTACTGTTGATGCTGACAAGACATTAGTGTCTTTGTCAAATGTAAATGTTGAATCTGCTCCGAAGTCTCCGNCATCATTAAAGATAACTTCTGTATTTGAACCTGCTGGCTGTTGAAAGTCAACTGGTGCTCCGTTTGCATAATAATAGTTGTCTGTTTTAATACCTGCTGTTGCAGTAATATTACCTGTTACGTTTAAGTAACCTGTTGTTGAAATACCTTCAGCATTATCAGTAGATTCGATCATAAAGATGTTTGCTTTACCTGCTGAACTCCATCTTAATGCGCCTGCTTCGTTGTCTGCAACTTCCCATGTAATTGGGTTTTCTATAGTTCCGATGCTACCTTGTACAAGATACAAAGAATAGTTAGAAACACTTGAACCAGAAGCAAGACCATATAAACCTACGTTCATACCACTAGCATGTACTCCGGCTGTTGTACCTCGTACACCTACTGCCGCTCCAGTGTCATTAGTGTCTCCTATGACACCTTGTCCATAAACACCAGTACCTTTATCTGATCCGTTTGTTGCACCATAACCATATACACCGATACCATTGATGCCTGCTGTTGAGTTTGCCGCGGCTTCACCAACAACACCGATGTTATCACCTAATGATGAACCTGTGTTGTCTTTGCCGAATATTGCTNTTGCGTTTCCGAAATCTGATGCAGAACCTTCTCCACCAACAACACTTGTTAATGTACCAACACTAGTAATGTTTGGTTGTGCGGCAGTTTCGACTGTACCCGCTGATACTGCATAAGTTGCGTTTGCTACTGTGCCTGTAACGTTTGCACCGGCGATTGCTGATAATCCAGCACCTGAACCAATGAATACGTTACCATGAACGTTACCATATGTATTAACTGAGATTACTTCGTCTGTGTTAGTAACATCAGCACCGAAGATAAACTCTGATCCTGAGTTGTCCCAACCCATGAATCCTACAATTGCACCACCGTCATAATATTGTAATGCTGTACCACGATCTTTACCGTCATCTGAAGTAGGAGCCGCTCCGTTTGGGCCACCTCCCATTGTGATAATTGGATCTTCGACATCGAAAGAACTTACGTTGACGTAAGTTAAATCTCCGTTAACTGTTAAGTTTCCACCAATTACTCCGTTTCCTGAAATACTTAAATCTGTACCACTTATTGTGTTAGTTGCGTTAAGGTTTCCGGCGTCTGAATTACCTGTTACTGCTAGTGCTGTTAGGGTGCCAACACTTGTAATATTAGTTTGAGATGCAGTTTGTAATTCACCTGTTAATGCAGTTGCAACAACATTAGTTGATGATAGGGTATCTGTAACTTTGTCAAATGTAAATGTTGAGTCTGCACCAAAATCACCTTCATCATTGAAGATAACTTGTGTATTTGAACCTGCTGGCTGTTGCAAGTCCCATGCAACTCCATTAGCATATAAAAGATTATCTGTTAAAACTCTAGTCGCCGCAACGTTTCCTGTNACNGTNAATACATCAGTGGCTTTATCAAACGTAAAGTTTGCATCACCATTAATTGCATTGTCATCATTGAAGAAGACCTGCGTATTTGAACCGCTTACTGTTGGAAACGATTCNACNNNTCCTGAACTCTTTTTGACTGACAGTACATCTGAATCACTTAAGAAGATTGTACCTTTTCCCGCAGCCGGGGTGGGGACTGATGCCGCCGTATTTTGTTTTAATATTAACATTTCCTATTACCCTATTATAGTTAAATTTGCCTTTTGAGCATAATTCTATTTATCGTTATTTCCCGACTTGATTTTTAGTCTGGGACATACGTACCCATTAAATTAACACTAGTACTGCTATTTTCAGGTGATGCTCTTAATAATACATTAGTCCCTGACATTACAGTAGATAATGTAATTAAATCTGCACTTGTTGTCGATATTGAACCGTATACTGTCATTATCGGAGTTACACCGTCATGTACAAGAAGTACCTCTATTGCTTGATAACCCGTGTTATCCGAAACCTTAATTGTATATTTTGCTGATCTATAAGAAGATGCGGCAAATGTATCAATTGTTGTATTAGCACTTCCTACAGAAACTGCTGTTCTGCTACTATATAAATCGTCAACTGATAAAGTTGTTGAATTTAAATTGTCCGCAGACACGTTACCACGTGCTGTTAATGTTTTGCCTGTACCACAAATTACAACGTTAGCATTTAATCCGATATTAACGTCTGTCATTGTGGTTGTGAATACACCGGCTGTTGTTGTACTTGTATCTACTGATATAGTACCTTGTCCGACACCTGTGCCAAATAGCATATCGCCAGATGTAGATATAAAGTTATTACCTACTACGTTGCCTGATGCTGTCAGTAATCCTGAAGCATCTGCAAATGTTAAGTTACCTGATCCACCAAATGATCCGTTGTCATTAAACTGTACTTGTGTATCAGAGCCTGCCGCTGATTCACCAAAAGTAATTGCGGCTCCATTTGCATAATAATAATTGTCTGTTTTAATACCTAATGGTACGACATTACCTGTCGTAGTTAAGACACCACCGCCTGACATTGAAAATACGTCAGCATTTCCAGCAACACCCATTGTGACTGCTGAACCTGATGTGTCTATAGATACATTAGAGTTACCATGTGATATTGCATATGTATGAAAATCAGCAGTACCATCGAATATAAATTGTCCGCCGTCACCGTTAGTCATGACCATAGCGCCATTTGCGGCTTCTGCTATTGACCCACCACCTAAGAATATAGATGTTCCTGCAAGATATAGATCATTCCAACGATAATTTGCTGATCCTAAATCGTATGTGACATTTGCACTAGGAATAATACTTCCAGTAGGATTAATATTTCCTGGTACATCTAAATTACCAGAATTTATATTAAATGTAAATCCTGTGTTACCATAGAATGTACCTGCATTGTCAAAATAAATCTGTGATGATTCTGCGTTTTGAGAGACGCCTACTTCGATAAGAATACCTTCTACATCTAATTCTCCATCGATTGTGATTGCTTCTGCAAATAGACCCTGAAGATTAGCACCCACTGTATATGATTCAGATGCATTGATTTGATATGGCATAGTAGCGGCTGAATTTGCCGACATGCCTGCTTCACCAAATGATAATGTACCTGAACCATCAGTGATAATTGCTTGGTTTGCGGAGCCTCCAGTAATCGTAATATTGCCAATAGCACCTAGATCAGATAGTCCAGTACTAACATCTAAGTTAGTAGGGGTAACATTACCCACATTACTGATTATCTCAACGGGCGTTTCGGCTACCGAAAACCCTCCAACTGAGTTAAAGGATCTAATTCCCATTATTAAATAAACCTATATTGTGTAACCCAAACAGTTGAATTAGTTGATGCTGGTGTTACCAACAATTCTAAGTCACTACCGTTTAAGCCTACTGCTAATACACCAGGTGCTCCTGTTAAGTATGTCTGACCGTATGTAACGAAATCAACTGTTGATCCGTCTGTTACAGTTAGTACTGATGCTACAGAAGTATTTCCTGATGTTGCGTCATATCCTTTTACTAAGAACTCAATTCCGTTTATTCCTGAAACTGCGAAACTAGCAATTGCTGTTTGTGATGTAGTTGTAGTAGTTACTGTTCCTGCCGCTAGTGTTGAAATCTCACTAGTACCGACATTTAAGTTACCTGCTACATTTGCTGTACCACTTACTTCAACACTTGTTAAAGTACCTACAGAAGTAATGTTAGGTTGTGCCGCTGTGTAGACAGTACCTGATACAAGTGCGTTTGCTACTTGACCTGATACATTTCCACCTGCTACTGCGTTAGCAGTCGCCGCGAATGCAACTTCACCAGTTACATTACCACCTGCGACATTAGATAAACCACCACCGTCACCAGTAAATAGTCCTGTGTTCGCAGTAAATGCGGGTGCTGTTACAGTAGAAGTAATATCTGCTGTTCCTTTTACATCAAGTCCACCGTCTGATACGACTATTACGTCAGCAGTTCCGTTAACACCCATTGTGATGTTACCGTCTACAGATGCAATGTCTACATTAGATGTACCATTTGCGATACCTGAAAGACTTAAGCCTGTAATGTTTGCGGCCGGGATATTTGATAATCCAAAACCGTCACCATTAAAGATACCTGATGTTGAATCGATATTTCCTGTTGCTTCAACTACGCCTGCTGTTGTTAAGTTACCACCTGTTACATTACCAGTTGCACTTACAACACCACCTGTTGTTAAGTTACCACCTGCTACGTTAGCAGAGAAAGTTGCCGCTCCACCTAGAACTTCATGTCCAAAAGTAATGCCTGCATTAGTAGATTCTTCATTGATAGTGTCAGTATAAACAGCACCTGTTGAAGTTAAGTTACCAGCACTTACGTTGCCGCTAAATGCACCTGTAGTTGCACCACTTAATGCACCTGAACTTAATGTTGCTGTGCCATCTGTTAAACTGCCACCAGTTACTGCACCTGTTGCAGTTACTGCACCACCTGTTGTTAGGTTGCCACCGACTACATTACCTGTAGCACTTACAACACCTGTTGTTGTTAAGTTACCACCTGCTACATTACCAGTTGTAGTTAAACTTGTACCTGTTGCCGCTCCGATGTTTGGAGTAGTTAACTGAGCAGAAGTTTTAACAACTACGTTTCCACCTTGAATATCTGTTGTTAAGTTATCAACGTTAACAGAGAATTCAGTACCTGTTAATGTAAGACCTGCACCTGCTGTGAATGATCCTGCACCTGAGAACTGAACAAAGTTAACAGTAGAAGTACCAACTGTTGTTACTGGATCAGTCATTACCCAACCAGTATCATTATAAACTGTACCTTGTTGTACAAATGTAAAGTCACCGCCTGCCATTTCAGTCGGAGTATTGAAGTCATCTGATCTTGTTAAAACAGTTGAACTTGTATATACATAGATACCATTATTAGCACCTGTTGACTCGTCTTTGATTAAAATTCTATCATTTGAAGTTAAAGTTACTCCGTCAATTGCTGTTAATGTTGCACCAGAAATTGTAAGAGTCGCTCCGACACCTGCTGTGCCGTTGTCATATGTTACAGTACCACCAGACATTGTTGCCAATGTATCTGTTGATGCTACGATACAAGGTGCATGAACTGCAAGTCCTTGTGCTACGTCATCTACGTACTGCTTAGTAGCGGCGTCAGTTGATGCTGTTGGAGTTCCAACTGCTTCGATTTTAAATCCACCTACGTGAACTTGACCAGTACCAGTAGGTCTGATCTCAACGTAATCATCTGATGAACCCGCTGTTAATGTTAAATTACCTGTAGTACCAGTAACAGTCGGAGTAATTAATGCTCCTAAAGTACCTGTACCATTTGCATTAATTGTACCAATAATGTTTGCGCCAGTATCAGTAATAACAGCAGTTGTGTTTCCTGCGGCTACTAAATCAACGTTACCATTATTATTAACTGTAACATTTGATGTACCGTCGATTAATGTACCTGTAAAGAAGTTTGCTGTTACTAAGTTTCCACCTGATACGTTACCACCTGATACGTTACCAGTNGCGGCTACAACACCTACTGTTGTAATATTTCCACCAATTACGTTACCTGTTGCTTCGACTACGCCTGCTGTTGTAATATTTCCACCAGCAACATTGCCTGTTGCTTCTACAACACCTGCTGTAGTTAAGTTTCCACCAGCAACATTACCTGTTGCGTCTACAACGCCTGCTGTAGTTAAGTTTCCGCCGATTACGTTACCTGTTACTTCTACAACACCACCTGATGTTAAGTTACCACCTGCTACATTACCTGTTGCAGTTACAACGCCTGTTGCAATGACATTACCGAGGTCTAAATTACCACTTGTCATTACTATGCCGTCATCAGTAACGTTTGCTGTTAATCCACCGTTGACGTTTAGTTCGATATTACCATCTGCGACTGCAATACGAACATTTGATGTACCGTTTGACACACCTGCTGTGTCAATACCTGTTAATTGAGAACCATCTCCATAATAATATGAAGCAGTAATGTTACCACCAGTGACAACTTGACCTGTGCCATTTGGTGTAAAGATAATGTTAGCATCTGTGTCTTGACCAGTAATAGTCTGATCAGTTATATCTAAGTTACCAATCTGTGAGTCTGGTAAGTTAGTAACACCTGTCTTACCAATGTATCTATAACCTACGATGTAAAGAACTTTACTACTTGTTAGAGCAGTCGGAATAGTTTCTCCGATAAAGTTAAGAACACCTGATTGATAGTTATAATAGAACTCACCAGTTCCACCTGAACCAGCACCAAAGATTTGAGTACCAGTTGAAGTTGGATCTGCAACTCCTGAATCATCTACCCAAACTTGGACTGCATAAGTAGAACCAAATTCTTGTGGGATCCAGTAAGTTAAATCAGTTTTCCATGTGGGGTAAACACCGCCAACTGGTACAGTAGTATTATCTGCTGTACACTCGACTGCATTAGATCCTGTATATGCTTGAACAATACTAGCAACGGCTGCCGCTGTTCCTGGGATCTGATCAGCCTGTGACCATAGTGTATCACCACGATTTAGTAATGGGCTAGCAATAGCCTCGTTACTTGGACTTTTATTAGATTCTGTGTCAGTTTTAGTGACACCAAATGCCTGTTTATAAAGTAGGTCGACTTTTTGTGAAATAGGTATACTCATTTTTAGTTACTCGCAGATTCTAGTGATAAGGCTGTTATCGATTGACCACTCTCTAACTTGATACGAACATAAATTTCATTAGTTGCTGTACTAGATGAACTTACTGTACCAAAAGTAGCAGTTGTTGATTTATTTGTTTGAGCAGATCCTGTAGGTATAACGCCGCCTAACGCACACCCGTTTGAACCATTACCACCAGAGCCTGTATTAGCACCGGGGACACCTGCTCCCGCGTAAGATGTTGCCATGTCAACCCAACCGTTCAATGAAGATGCTGAGTCAATTGTACTGCCGGGTACTGCTACCCAACAACCTGCCAACGTTCCAGTAAATTTAACATCAAACTTCGATGTTGATGTTCTTACAAATTTGAATGTAAAGTATTGGTCACCTGATCTACCTGCTGATAAGTCAGGTCCTGCTGGTAAATGACCAGAAGAATAATCAGTTTCATCATGGCTTAATACATCACCAACGACTGTTGCATCATATGTCTCTAATGTTGAAGTTTCACTGTTAAACACAGTTGCACTTGCAGAGAAACTAGGTGTATCAGTTGAACCTGGGTTTTCAATACGTTGTGCTAACCCTGATCCTGAACCAATTGATGAACCAATATACACGTTTGCTTCTTCGATTCTGCTTGAAGAAGATGAAGTACCTGTCTTATAAAGTACTGTGCCTCCAGGAGAGAATGATTGTACTCCTGTTGCATAAGAGTTAAAGACAGAGACTGATGGACCCGATGTACTTGAACCAAATCCTGAAATGATAGAAGAAGTAGTTGTAACTGCTTGACTTCCTGATGCTACGTGTAACTGAGCCGCTAATGGAGTTGTCACTCCAGCAGTTGAATATGTTACACTACTAGGTGATGAGAAAGCACCACCTGATGATCCTGTAACAAACGTATCACTTGTTGGATACATGTTACCTGATAATCTGTTTACATTAAATGCTACAGCAAAATCATTTGTGTTGTTATAGTGAGGTACAGTTGAACTGTATGTATAACTAGGTGCACCTGGTGCAGTAAATGATGTTGATGTAAATTGAGGTGTACCAGGATTCGATGAATCATAGTACCAAGTTTCTTTGTTTGTAGATGTCGTTGCAGTATCATCAATTAATACTTCGTTCCATCCGTCTGATACAGTACCTGATGCGTCTGCTGTAAAGACTGACCAGAAGCCTGCCGCTACATTTGAATTTACAGAGTTATAGTCTACGTTATTTGAAATAATCAAGTCACTGTAAGTTCCGTTACCGTCTAAAGAAGTAGTTAAAGTTCTGCTACCTGCGGCTGCACCATTCTTTTGAACAGAAATCGTTCCGTTGTCACCAGGGCCAGTGTTTGTAATCGCATTAACATTGTATGATGATGCTCTACGTGTTTTAGATACTGTTGTACCTGCTGCCACTGCCGCTGATCCACCTGCTGTGTTGTCAGGCTGAGTGAAGCCATCTGCCATTCTGTATGAAGATGTACTTGCAATAGTAATGCTTTGTCCGCCCGGGAAGTTATCTGGGCTTTCAGGAACTAATTTTCCTAATACTTCATTCAACTGTGCAATCGAATTGGAGACCGACGATGAAGTTGTTAAAGTTAAAGCATTAGATGTTAGATTTCCTTGAGTAGGTGTTCCTAATGCAACATCAATTGCTCCTGTGCTACTAGGAACAGTAACAATACCTGTTACATTTAATGTACCTGAAATATTTGCTCCTGTATCTGTAATGTTTGCAACTAAATTGCCACCTGAATTCATTTCGATATTGCCATCTGCTGATGGTATACGAACATTTGATGTTCCGTTTTGAATGCCTGTAGCATCAATACCTGTTAATGCTGAACCGTCACCATAGTACTTACCAGTTGTTAGATTAACATTACCAGAAACATCTAAATTAGATGTAGCCGTATCAAATGTTAAGTCTGCTGATGCACCAAAGTCCTGTTGATTGTTGAACTGGATTTGAGTGTTAGCACCTGCTGGTTCTTGTAAGTCCCAGGGTACGCCGTTTGCGTAATATAAGTTATCGGTCAATACACCCAATGCCGCAATATTTGCTGTAAACGTTGCGCCGTTTGTTGTGATATAACCGTTCGATAAAATTATGTTGGCCGGGGTTTCTCCTACTGAAAATCCCGCAACCGAGTTAAATGCTTTGATTGCCATGGTTTGGTCTCCGTAAACTATAGTTGTATTTATATGTTTCCGCAAAAAATAACTGCTAACTAATGGTTTTTTGCGATTATTTTTTTACTATTTTTTTTAAGAGGAATATTCCTCTAATAAAATTTTATAAGTTGTTTCGTTTGTTGTGGCTGGGGTAGCATAAAGTACTACTTGAGCATCTCTAAATGCATCTCCCGGCACATAAGTTACTTCAAAATCAGCAAGTAATGATCCTACAGAGATAGTTGCATATTCTATGTAGTTAACTGTTGTTCCATATACTGCTGTTGTTAATTTTGTAGTTTGTCTGGATGAATTTGCAGGATCTGTAGCAACAATAGTATAATCAATTGCTGATACTGTATCTGCTTCTGTTGCACATATTTCAACTGCTGAAGTAGTGGTTGTTACACCGTTTTTAACTTTAGTAGTTCTAAATGAATATGCTCCTGAACCTACTGTTAAATTATTTGCGACAAACTCTCCTGCCATTGTTGCTTTGTTTAATGTGCTGTCATAAACAAAGTTAGCAGAACCGCCGAATGCACCTTGATTGTTAAACTGCATTTGTGTGTTGGCTCCGCCTGGGGTGCCTCCACCGCCGCCACCTGATTGAATTGTCCAAGAAAGATTACCTGCACCATCTGTGGCTAATACATATCCGTTAAGTCCGCCGTCAATATGTAAGTTTGCTATAGGTAAATTAACATTAGGTGATGTTATTGCGTTTATATTTGATGAGACTGTAACATTACTTAACGTACTAAAATTGACAGGGCCTGAAAATGTCGTGTCATCTGTAACTGCTAAATTACTAACACCTATATTACCNGTTACAGACAATCCTCCGCTTATCTGTAAGCCAGTTAATGTTCCTACTGATGTAATGTTTGGTTGTGCGGCAACTGTAACGTTGCCGGCATAGTTAGCAAAGTTTGCACTTGCTCCTGCTGATATATCTGCAAAGANACCATTAGCATATAAAACTTTATTGTCTTCACCAGTAAGATNAACTGATGATATGTTTCCAATACCTACAATATTAGAATATGTTAGATTAGAAAGGTTACCTGCTTCACCTGCAATATGAATTGCTGATAGTAAATCATCATCTACATCATATATAAATCCTGCATCACCTGCAAACGAACCAGCACTATTGAACTGTACCTGCATATTGGCGCCACCAGGTGATCCGTTTCCGCCACCGTTACCTGTTTGGGCTGTCCAACTTAATCCACCTGCACCGTCTGTTTGTAAAACATATCCGTTTGTTCCGCCTAATATTGTTACTGTTTCGACATCGCCCAATAGTGTATTGCCTGTTACTGTAAGATTTTCTGAGATCAATGTTCCAGTAGTAGAATCAAATACTAAATTTGGACTAGCACCAAAATTACCATCATTATTGAATTGAACTTCAGTGTTTGATCCTGCTGGATCACTTGTGAATGGTTGACCATTAGAAAAATAATAATTATTTGCGTAAACACTNTTAGATGTCACGTTTCCTTGAGGATAGTTATGATTAGTAACTACATTGCCATTTGCGGCAATTACGTCTATCCCGGGTAATCCTACTGAATAACCAGTTAGTGAATTAAATTTGTCTGCGGCCATGTATAAGTTCCATTAGTTATGTACTGTATTTATGCTGATATAATAAAAATGATCTCATAAAAAAGAACCCAATGAATCTTTTTAATAAATAAAATTATGCTTACAAGACAACCAGCAAGACCAAAATGTGCTAACTGCAACATATCTTTTGCTAAACCAAACGGTGTTAGCAAACACGGCTTTCAAAAATGGCACAAATATTGTACAGATTGTGCTAAAGCAATCTATAATAAAAAGATACCAATGAAAAATACTATGTGTATTGAATGTGGTTTTGTACCTGAAGATTTAATTCAATTAGATATTGCTTATAAAGATTTTGATCCTAACAACAAAGCAAAAGAAAATATATTGACAATCTGTGCTAACTGTAGTAGACTACGCAACAAGAAGTTACGAGAGGGTAAAAAGCAAATGGAGATGTCTGTAGACTCTACGATTCGTATTTAATTTCTTCTATCTTATTATACCAGTGATTATAATATACAGAGAGTTTGTCTCTATCATAACCTTTGATATTTAATATATCATACATTTCTTTGACTGCATCTAANGTTTCAGTTTCAGACTCATACTTTCGCACATCAAATTCATANACGACATTAGGCAATGCTCTCATTTCTGCTATGTTGTCTTCATAGTCAACAAGTCTGTCATAAAAAACACTGATTTGAGGATCGTTCTTTGCTCTTTTTTCAACATAACCGTGAGGATGAGTAAACAATATAATGTTTGCATTCTTCCAAATCTTTTTGATTTCAATAACTTCTGGATTGAAGTGTGATGCTATAAAAAATTTATAATCACCATAAGAGACATCTTTGACATAACTATGATATGATATACCTCTCCAAGGATCGATGTAGTCTTTTTTGTCAAAGCCAAAGAATTTATTATCTGATATATTAAGGTCAGTCCAATAAACTCCTTTTTCGATTTCGTCTATTTGACCTAACAAATAATTTAATTTGTCATCCGGAGACAACTCTCCCCTAAGTTGTGCTTCGGTCATTTCTTTGTGACCAAATAATCCATGATCAGATAGACTCAGACAATTAGCCATAAATTTGCCACCTGAATAATTATGATACCAAATTATAGTTAAGTTGTCTGTTTCTAAGTTACAGTCTTCTGGGCGACATCTGGCCATTAAAGTACTTCGCCGTCTTCCCCTCGACCATCTCCGTGACCGTTAAGTTGCGTTAATTGATCTTGTAGTTCTTTATATGTATCTGCTTCGTTTTCACTAACAACAGGTGGTTCGTTGATTGGTTCAATACTAGGATCTACGTCACCTGGATTTTCGATTGTTCCTACTTCTCCTACAATTTCATCTGCTGAAATGTTTAAAGGTACAGTAGTAGATGCTTCTTTCTTTTCGTACTCTACATTTTCTGCAAAGTCTTCCCAGTAGATAGAGTCTAATTGATCTTCATCATATTTGTCATAACTATCATGCCATCTTCTATTCATCCAGCCTACTTCTGCATAATAAGCCTTACCGATGCTATCAGAATAATCATATTCACATTCTAGTTCTTTACCATCATAGTAAACTCTATCAATAAATTCTCCCATATTAGTTTCAACGATACCATATGTGAATTTATATTTGTCGAATGGTTCACCTTCTGTTTCTATAAACCAGCAACCAAAGTTACCTTTCTCAGAACTGTGAAAACTTAGCACAGGAACATAATCATCTTTTTCTTTGTCAATATCGTCCCAATCAGGCTCACTGTTTTGTGAATATGCTTCTCTACCATAAAGACATGCTACTGGCTCAAAATCAGTTTCAGTTTCTGAGTATGCATATTTGTCATCTTCATTGGTTACTTCAGTAACAATAAATCCACTGTCTGCATATGCTGAATTAAGATGTTCTATGTCATCGCATTCCCACATATAATAACCCTCATAGGGAAGTGTTCCTTTAAAGTCCTCTTCGTCAGCACTGGTGCAGGTATCAATGAGTTCTTCTTGGTCTTCTTCTAGCATTATTGAGACAAATTCTTCGTCTACTGTGCCCATTACTGTTTCTCCGCCGTATCTACCGGCTTCAATTCTAAAGATTCTTTTTGCCATAAATGTTCTCCAAACTTATCTTACTATTATACAACCTTTGGTTAATATTGTCAAGTATTTACTACAAAAAAGGGCAACCACAAAAAAAGGAAGAGCCTAATGACTCTTCCTTAAAACTTATAATAAGTTGATTATATAATAATCGGCTTATTGGAAAGTTAAGTTTTGAACTGCGATTTCACCAACGTAGTCAGCCGCGTTACCGAATGAAGATGCAGTGTTAGTTAACTCTACATATCCGTAACGTGTCATAAATGAAACGACTGGTTCGAATGTTGATGGATCTAGTACAACACCACTGCTCATTAATGGAATGTATGGGCAGTAGAATGCCGCCGCATCAGTCTCAGATGATCCTTTGTATCCAACTAATACTGCTTGAGTATCAGGAGCATATGAATCAACGAAAACACGCATAGCGCCGTTCAACGTACCAACAAACTTAGTGTTAGTAGGTGCTTCAAAAGTACCTTCAGTTGTACGTGCAAATGCTGATGTAGTAGCAGATTGTAATACAGTTAATGCGGCAGAAGAAACAACAGCCCAGTTACCTGCGCCTCTACGTGTTCTTTGTGCAATCAAGTTTGCAACTCTGTTGATTAGAACTGCTAATGCGGCATGTTCGTCACCAACGTAAGTAGCAGTACCTGATACCGCTGCCTGGTTATATGTGAACTCAGTTGCTGCCAATGTTCTAAGAGATAGTAAAATCTCCTGATCAATTTCAGCAGTGATTTCTTGTGCTAAAGCGGCCATGATTTCTGCTTCAACATCGATTCCGTGTTGAGACTGAGCATCCTGAGCGGCTTCAAAAGTCCAACGTGCTTGTAACTTACGTGACTTGGCTTCTACAGCCTGTCTTAAGATTTGCACACTGATTTGCTTACCACCGTTACCTTCTAAAGTTGCTGTATCAGCACCTGTGTAAGAGTTCGCAGTCGCAGTTCCTTGGGCTGTACGTGAGTACGCCTGTGCGATTTTGAATGGTGATAATGCTTCTTCACCAGCAGTTACAGAAGTAGCGGCTGCTGAATTGTCAGTCAATGACTGAGCATAACGTACACGTAAAGTGTGAATCTGTCCAACAGGACCAGTCATTGGCTGAACGCCGACTAGTTCGTTAGCAATAACAGTAGGCATAACCCTACGAATTACTGGTAAAATCACACGGTTAAGTGTAGCAATATTTCCTGCAGAGGTACTACCTGCGGTAGCATTCTCATTTAAGAGACCTTTGCGAGTGTTTTCAAGGATAACACCCATTGTTGATCGGCGAGTGCCTTTTAAGCCTTCTAACAGGGCGTCTTTTGTCTCGTCCCAACGGCTTTCTAAGAGTACTTGTGACATGGTTATTTTCTCCTAAATTTCTATGTCTAGTTTATAATTAAAGCCCTGCCAGGCGCTTAAGATCGATAACATTGCTGTCATCTACCTCAACCTCTTGTTCTTTCTTGGCAGATTTATTACCTGTTTGTGCAGTTGAAACAGATTCAGTAAGAGGAGCCTTTTCAGATTTCTCTTTGGTACTTCCTTCGTTCAATACTGCTGGTAAATACTTATCAAATGCGTTCTTCAGTTTTGGCGTCTGAACACTTTCTAATAAAGATCGCATTACTTGAGCCTTCTCTTTGTTTAAAGATGACACTAAACTGTCTAAAGTCTTTTCACGTTGAGTAGATTCTTTAATAATGTTAACTTCACGTTCTTTTGATTCAATGAGTTCTTGTGCTTTCGCAAGTTGAACCCTTGATTCTGCTAGTTCTTGTTCTTTGTCGTTCAAGTCAGAAACAATCTTACGTGTTTCAGCCTTATCATTAAGATAAGTTGTGCTGAATTCACCTGCAAATGTTTCAAAAATCTTACGACCGAAGTTATTCTCCCTAGCAATTTGAATATCTTCCTTAAGTTGTGATAATTCACCTTTTAGATGAGATGAAACTGACTTACTCAATCTTGAGGCACTTTCAGAAATAAACTTCTCTTTCAATGCTTCTAATTGTGTACGACCTTCAGCAACTAACTTGACTCGTTGTTCTACCACTGCTTGTCTATCCTGAGCAAATTCTTTGATCTCTCTAGCCAATGCATGAGTGATAAACTTTTGAAGTTTATCTTGGTTTTCCAACTGAACCTTACGGTCTGCACGTAGTTCTTTAATTTCTTCTGCTAACTTAGTTACCATAAAGTTATTAAATTTCTTTGCACTTTCCTTAAGTTTCATTTTTGCTTTTACGCGGTCTTCGTTAATTGCAGTCTTCTCCTCATGAAATTCTTTAATTTCTTCTGAGAGAGATTCTGTAATCATCTTATCCAGGGCTTCAACCATCACACTTCTGTCATGTTCGTATCTTTGTGCGAACTCATTTCTAAGTTCACCACGAACTTGATCTTTAGCCTCAGTTAACTTAGATTCCCAAGTGCTTTCTAATTCACCTGCGACATCTTCGTTAATAAGACCTGAATCAATTAATGGTTTGATAGCATCTAACATGCTGTTTTCCCCTCTATTTTAGTCGATTTTTAAATCTTTGATAAGACGAGTTACCTCGTCCTTCAAAAACCGTTCTACTTGTTTATTGCCTCTTGCTTCTCTTGCNATTTCTAAAACTTTATGTCCGTTGGTCATATTCATAAGACCTTCGTAAATTGCTTTAGGATATGCATTAGGAGCACTTGGTTGGGCAACAATATCCACAGTGATTATTTCAAAATCACTGACTCGGCCATCTAAATCATTAACGTTTCCGCTACCTCTACTAGATACTCCGAGTTTTACCCCTGACTCTAACATGGTCTGAACTAACTGACCCATCGGAGTTGGTAAAATCTTTAACTTACCGTAGCCATTAGGCCCATCCATCCACATATTAGTAATCATATGTGAAACACGATCTAAGTTAATTTTTAAATCATCGGGATGGTCAACTTCACCTAACACAGAATTACCTTCTTGTATTTGATCGTTAAGTGTGTCTACGGCTGTTTTGATTTCAGAAACGGGGTAAACACGTTCATTGGCGTTTTTTACCCCTCCCTGAATGAAGATTCCTTTCATATAAAGAGTCTTCAAATTAGAATCACCTTCTTTTACCGATTCGACCATCATTTCAGCACGGTCGAATGATAAGTGTTCTTTAAGATACAAAGCCATTTGTATCAGTCCTTAATCTATTACAGATTTAGTGTTAGTACCTTCAGCCTGTGATGTTACGGGCTTTGGTGCAGGACTCAATTTAGGTCCTTTGTTGTTTCCAGGAACGTTTTGGAATGAAGAAGCACCATCTACGTCTTTAGCAGTCGGAGCAGGGCGTCCTTTTTCATCACCACCTAGATCGAAATCTACTGGCTTACTGTCCATTCCTTTTTGACCTGAGTTTGCGTCTACTGGAGATTTAGTATTTGAACCGTTGTCTCCCATGTGTGCTGTTACTTTAGGAAGATTAATTGCTTCAGCAACTACTTCTTCGTCATCAACAGAAACGTCTACGTCAACTTCCTGGTCTTCGATGTCGCCTTCGATGTCATCTTCTTTATCTTCGATGTCATGTAGGTCAGCATCCATTTCGTCATCACGACCTTTTAATTCGTCTTGGTCGGCCATGAGTTCTTCAAACTCGTCTAATAATGTGTCGAGTTTGTCTTCGATTCTTACAACTGCATCTTCAACTTCTTCAGATGAGTTTGCTTCGATGTCTAAAGTAGCATCTACTTCATCATCGCCTTCGATGTCGAAAACTTCTTCTGAATCAACGTCAATTTCTTCTTCAGCATCTTCTGCAACACCAGATTCTTCTGCTTGGACTTCGTCAGCAAGATCACCGACTTGACCGCCCATGCCTTCTTCTAGGTCGTCACTGTCTTTCATTTCTTCTTCCATGATAGACTCGTAGATTTCTTTTGATTTTTCGACAACAATGTTGTGAAACAGTTCTTTCGCCTGTTCTTCGTCTTCATTAATAATGAGATCGATTAATTGTTCAAATTTCTTGTTTTCCATTGTACTTTTCTCCTGATATAATAAAGTATGGCTTTGTAGAGATATTTAGTGCGTAGTTATAAAAAGTACTATTTAAGTACTACTTTTTTGCGTTTTTGGCGTATTTGAGGTGAAAATAGGGGAAATCAGGTATTTCTGATTATTAAAATTAGATGCTAGGACCAGCCTCTGGATCTGGTTTTGCCCCGTACTGATTTCTAACTTTGGTCAGATGTTTTGCTTTTTCATAATTTCTGACATCTAACATTTTACGTAACTTTCTGATTTGACTCAATGTGAGTTTTGTTTTCCTAGATGTTCTCCAAATAGGTTTGGAGTTGTCATCTCCAACTTCTTGGTATCCTGGTGTTGCCGCATCGAACATTTCAAATAATTTCATATTAATATTTATTCAAAAAAGTTTTTTTCTTCTAAAAAGGGTTTTAGAATATCATCAAAGTATTTTTGATGCCCTTCTTCATTAGGATGTACATCTCTTTCTGATACTGTCATGCCAAAAGGTTTGACATATTCATGNATNGCAGGCTTTACTCTAATCGTTTGATCTAGTTGTTTATANAGATATTCTATAATAGGATGATCTTTACATGCTTCAATATCTTTGTATGTATGATCCATATAATATTGATGATAAAATTTAATACCATGTACTTTACATGTATTTTGCAACATAATCATATTTTCTAATGCAAGATGCAACGAGTGTATGTTATGTGTATCATAACCTCTGGCAGTAACAGGTTCAGTAAACATTATATAATCATTGATAAATTTAGGTTCTCTATGATTCCATGCGGAGTGATACCACCCGCCGTTGGGATTATATTGAACAAAATAATTTCCGTGTTTATTATTATATTCTAATACTTCAACACCTTCTTTATTGTTTTTGAGATTACAAAATTGTATGTCCCAGTTGTCTCCACCGGACGTACTCCAGTGATCTTTAATATCACTAATATAATCTTTGTTTGTTATGTACCAAGTTTTGCGATCATTACCACTCCAAGCAACAAGAACACCTATTTCAGATGGATCAATCCCATTATCTAATGCATCTATAATAGCATTTGTTGTTTTCTTTTGTATGAGTTCTTGACCTTGATGACCCATGCCTCTGTGATCGAATGTTACGTTAGGGTCTAATGATTTGATATGTGATTCTAATACATGAGGCCACGTCCAGTGAGTATAAGCATCACTGAAACTGCATCCAGATGTAATAATATGTTTAAGTTTCACTAAACGCCTTGAGCAGGTCCTACTTCACCAGCACCTTCAACTGAACCGGTTGCTGTCCCCGGGGTACCTACTGGACCTGCTACATCGAGGTCTCCAAGATCGTCTAAGTTTTCTTGGTCTTCGATTTCTTCACTAGTGTCCATATCTGCATCAAAGTCTCCTGTAGACACTCCAATGTTTCTAAGATCAGAGCCTGATGGGTCTGCATCTTGTGCTTCAGTGTTTTCTTCTGCCCAAAGTTTTTCGTTCTTATTGATTTCTTCTTCTGTCAATCCTAAGAATCTTTCTAGTGCAAAACGTTTAGAAACATAAGGGAATGCTTCCATTGCTCCAAAAGTACCTACTCTTGCAGTATCTAGTTCACTTTGACGATAAGCGGCAAAGTTTTGCGGTGGATTAAATGATAAGTCAAACATCTGTGTATCGATGTTGAATCCTCTCCAACGCAAGAATAATTTAAATTCATCGTCAAGTTTTTGACAGATGTAGTTCTGTAGTCTTTCACAGTACTGATTGAATCTAAACTCTTGTATCATAGCAGTACCAACACGACCATCGTTCAGAGGTGTTGTGTTGTCATCAGGACCTGTGGGTAAGTATGAACTAGGTACACGTAGTCCTCTTGCTAATCTATTATTAAAGTATTTCAAGTCATCAATCTCACCTAAGTTCTGTCCACCTGGGAGAACTTCGATAGATGATCCTCTACCTTCTGATGTGACTGGGAAGAAGTAATCTTCATTCATTGATAGTGGATTGTATGTAGCATCAACTACAGACTGCCCACCGTGAATACTTGGAATACGTCTTTGGTGAATCTCATTTTTAATTCTATCTACGAATGCCATTGCTAAGTGACTAGGCATATTACCTACATCAATCTTAAACATTCTACGTTCTGGCGCACGTTGTACACGATAGATTAAGATAGCATCTTCTAATAGTTCTTTCTGTTTATATACTTTAAAGATGTTCTCTAAGATTGATTGTCCGAAAGGCCAGAAACGATCTAAGCCTTCTGTTAGTGACAAGTGAACAACATGATTAGAATCGATTGCTGATTCTGCTTGTCCTAATGTAAATCTACTACCTGATGTGTTGTATGGCATAGATGGGACAGTATATCCGCCTCCACCTGCTCCGCCACCGCCACCAGTACCACCTAATCCTGTTGTTGGATTAGCGGCAAAATCTGTGTTTGTTTTTTGTGCAACTGTTAAGTTCTGTAAGTTAATGTTTAAGTCTTTAATAACATACTGTTCAGGAAGTTTACCTTCACTTTCGTTAACAATAACTTTGATGACCTTAACCATGTCAACCCAGTAGAGTTTAAAGTTCTCTGGATCTCTTACAAAGACTTGATCTCCGTACTTGATGACGTTTCTGAACATCTTAAACATACGAGTATCAAATTCATTTAACTTACACCATTGTTGTAACTGCTTAGATAACAAGTCCATCTCATGTGGAGTAGGCTCATCTCTAAACTCAAAGTTAAATGGTGTATGATTGTGATCATTCTTTTGTGTGCTGAATTCTGCAATGATATCTAAACAAGCATTGATCTCAGCATCGACATCCATCATCTCATACTGATTGTATCTTTCTATTCTGTTAGGATGTCCTGTGTAAACTTCAGGAAGTCTACTCATGTAATTCTTGTAACCGAAATCAGTGTTTGAGTAACCTTCTTCTGATGCGCCTACACCGTTCCAAGACCCAGGATTACTGTTGCCTCCCGATATCGGACTTGATACTCCGCTCTTGTTTAAAAATTTCTTTGTATATGCCATGTGGTATAGGTTCTCTTTATATTATATATTTAGTTAAACTGCCGAGTTGATTGCAATTTTTTGGGTACCATCTGCGGTCTCTATAGATGCATTTTCAATTCTAGCAAGTCTCTCATTCTGCTTTTCTAGTGCGGCTAGACTACGTTTTTCAAATTCAGTCATTTCTCCACCACCAGTATCAGTTTGGGCAAGTTGACTATCGGACTGTACTTCAGCACTAGGTTCTTCTTCAGTTGGTTCTGGAGTAATATCAACAACGGGCATAGTTCCAGGTGATCCTGCATCTATTTCAGCCATCATCTCAGCAAAGTTAGCATCCAACTTTGCTTGTAATTGTGCTTCCCATTCTTGAGGAGCGGCCATTGCTCTAAGGGCTTCTTCTTCGGTTTCAAAGTGTCTTCTTTCCATTTCAGGTGCTTCACCTGTTAATGGATCTAATGAACCAAATTGACCATGAGCAATATATCCACCTCTCACCATGTCTCTTGTGACCGTGTCTCCTAGAGTTCCACCAAAACCATTATCCATATTTCTTAATTCATCTAGTGGATCTACTGCTTTTTTAATTGCAGGTGATTCTATAAGAGTTGCTACTTTAGATGAAGAAACTTGAACTTCTTTTAAAATATCATCTATAGGGACAGATTCTGCTGTAGTTGTGATTTCTTCTAATGCAGGGGTACTAATGGCTTTCCCTGCATCTGCTATCATATTTTCAACAACGTCTGTTGTTGCTAATAATTGTTCTGTATCAACTACTCCTGGAATAGGTGCGCCGCTTCCTGTTTCTTTTAATGCATTAGCAACAACTTCAGGTGTAATTTGTTCTGTAACAGTTTCTTCTTTTGCTTGTGCGAGTGCAAGTTGTTCTGCTTGTTTTTCTGCATTTCTTTTTTCTTCTGCTTTTATATCTGCCTCAAATATTTTGGCTAGATTTTCAGGAGACATATCTAATGTTCTGCCACCTACTTCTTCTTCTTTTACTTCTGCTACTTCTTTTTCTTTTTCTTTTACTTCGTCTTTTTCGGCGTTTGCTTTCATCAAATCTAACTGTTTCTGCACTAATGCCGTGTCTGCTTCACTTAAATCATTATCATATAGCATAGCCTCAAGCATTTCTTGTGAGAGAGTACCATCGTCTCTCATTTGGGCAAGCATTTCAAAGTTTACTTCACTATTACCAAGCAAGTCTTTGTCATATAGACCTATCTTCTGTATTTCCTCGTAATTGTCATTATATGCTTTTTCTAAACGTGTTGCTTCTTCTTCTTGTAATCGTGTTTGTTCCTTAATAGCATCTCTGATCTCATTATATTTTTCTTTTTCTTCATCAGTCATTAAAGCATATTCAGCATCACTAGCATTATACATTTCTAAGTCTTCTGGACTTAGATAGTTTTCTGCTATTGCACTTCCTGCTGAAGATCCGCCCCATGCTCCTAAGGCTCCGCCGATAATACCACCAATTGCTGTTCCAATGATTGGAATAAACGAACCTATGGCTGCACCTGCGGCCGCACCTGCAATGGCTCCACCAGTACCGCCGATTGCTGTACCGGCCCCCTTTCTGTTGGCTTGTTTAGTGTCTATTTCGTGCTGTTTTTTAGCACGATATATTTCTGCTACTGATGAGTCTTCGGCGTCTGTTACTTGGGCTAGTTGTGCATCTGCTTCATCTCGTCCTGCACTTGCTTCTGATACTCCACTATAAATAGACATTCCTGCGGCTAGTGGTACGGCTAATCTACTAACACCTTTTGATAAGAAGTTGCCGGCCGCTCTTAACCCTCTTGCTCGTTTACCGCCACCGTTACCGCCGCCGGTGAACATGTCTAACATGCCACTTCCTGCTCCTGAACCAGCCATGCCATATAATGCAGTTGTAGCGGTTCCTAATGCTATTGTAAAACCGCCTAGTGCAATAGTGCCTAATCCTAATCCACCTGTAAACGGATTAATCGAATTTAAAAACTCATCTGCGGCTGTTCTAACATTAGTTTCAAATACTTGTAGTTCAGCGGCCAAATCTTTTTGTGTATCTACGCCTTCTTGTGTAGCCTCTGATACTTTATCAAAACTTTCTAATACTCTATTCGTAGCCTGATCTTGGCTATCAAAAAGTCTGGCTGTATCTGTTGTTCTTTCGTTAATACCTACTGCGGCGCCGATCTCACTTGCGTTAGCGGCAAGTTCCATAGACTTACCGAACCTATCTACGTTTCGTCTAACACCACCTACGAGTTCACCTGTTGTTTCGGCAACTGCTTGTTTGTATTCGTCTGAACCAGCAGTCAAGCCTGCAAATCTTTCTTTAAGTTCTGCGGCATTAAGACCTAAGTTTGCTAGTTCTTTTGTATTCTCATCAAATGCCCCAGTACCAATAACGTTCATCACTTTGGCAGCCATGTCTCTGCCTAGTAAACCTGCAAATTGGTTACCTGCATCGACTCTTACTTGTATTTCTTCTTCTCTTGCTCTTATTTCTGCTTCTATCGATTTTCTTTTTTCAGCAGTAATGTTGCCGTCTAACTGTTGCTTAAGTCTTTCAATATCATTTTGATCACGTATATTACGAATCTTATTACGTAAGTCTGCTTGTACTGCGGCTTGTTCTTCTTTGAGTTGTCCGGCTTGAATACCTGTTAACTCTGATAATGTGTTTAATGTTTTTGCATACTGTAATGACTTAATACGAACATCTTGTTCAGTCATCTCTCTGGCTTGCATATTAATACCAGATGTTCTTTGCAATTCTATGTAATATGCTTGTTGTTCTTGGGCTTCTCTTAGAGTGTACCCATATCTACGCATTTCTCTTTCTTGGTCATCAGATAATCTGAAGACTTCCAGCATTTTTGCTGTACCCTCAGAAGTACCTGCACCAAACGATGCTAATGCTTGAGAACTTTGAGTAATAACTACGGCTAATTCTTGTAAGTCACCTGCACTTGCGCCTGCGGCTCTTGCTTGTTCTGCTAAACCTTGGGTAGTTGTATCAACAATAGCACCCATTCGGTTCATTTCTTTTGCAAACTGATTTTGTGCATCAGCCTGTTTCATTGTAACGACTGTAAACTCGGCTAATATGTTTACTGCGTTACCTAAAAACTTACCGAATCCACCTAATGCGTCACCAGTTTCTTTTGCTGAGTCTCCAAANCCNGATACTGCTTTAGTATANTTGTCAAAACCNTCAACACCTGAAACTAATGCACCTGAAAAACTAACAACTGCACTAGTAGCAGTTCGCAATGCTCCTGACATTTTTTCAGCAGTTGTTTTTATTTGTTCGCCGGCTCTATCATCTGATTCTGTCTTTTTATTAGTAGAAGATGTTTGCTGTTTTGTGTTTTCTTCTGACTGTTTTGCGGCTTCCTGATTTGCCTGTGATGTTTGATTTAGGGTATTAGATAAATTTTGTAGTCCTGAATTTAATGCTCCCAAAGAGGCATTCATAGAATTTAAATTCTCATTAAATTCTCGCATTTCTTCAGGTGAAAAATCATCCATCTAATGTTGTCCTATTATTTTTAATTTAGCATGGTTTTGGGATACTAAATATAATCACACTAGTATTTAGTTTTTTAAAATACCGTATTTTATTATGGGGAACATATATGACAATTAATGAAAATAATCCGCTACGACAGTTTTTTCGTAGACCCGCTGTACATATCTCTTTACCGTCAGGTGGGGAAAGTTACGCACCTGAAGACATCGAATGGCCTGAGAACAAAGAATTACCTGTCTATCCTATGACAGCAATCGATGAAATAACGACAAAGACTCCAGATGCTTTGTTTAATGGTACAGCCATGGTAGAGATTATTAAAAGTTGTGTACCAGCAATTAAGAATCCTTGGGCATTATTAAGTACTGATTTAGATACAGTATTAATCTCTATCAAAGCCGCAGGTGGGCAAGAAACTATTGATGTTGAGTCTAAATGTGAGAAATGCGGTGAAGAAGGTACATATGGTATTAATCTACAAGTTCTACTAAGATCATTGGGGGCAGGAGATTATGAAACTCCTTTAAGAATGAATGAGTTAGAAATTTATTTTGCGCCCTTAAAGTACAAAGAAATGAATGAAGCAGGTCTAAAACAGTTTGAAATTCAAGCAAAATACAAAAACTTATCTGCTATTGAAGATCAACAAGAACGTACCTTAGTAAGTGCTGAAGCATTGAAAGATATTACAGTACTCACAATGGAAATCTTATCTCAAACAATCGTAAAAATTGTTACTCCTGAAGGAGAAGTTACTGATACAGATCATATACATGACTTTCTAAAGAATGCTGACACGAAAACTTATGAAACTATAAGAGATCACAACACGCAACTTAGAGAGAAATCAACAATTAAGCCTCTAACTATTGTATGCACCGCAGGTTCAGATGATCCAGAAAAAGAAGAATGTGGACATGAGTACAAGCAACCATTCACATTGAACGCATCGGATTTTTTCGTCTAAGACTCCTTTCACTCGACCCTGAAGGGATAAGGGAGTTAATACAAAAATATGAAGAATACACTCAGGGCTTAAAGTCAAACGCCTTGACTTTGGCTTGGTACATGCGTGGTGGTGCCTCATATGAAGATGTCCTTAACATGTCCCTATCAGAACGTAAAGCCATAAACAAATTAATTGAGGAACACTTAGAAACTACTAAGAAAACTCAAATGCCATTCTTCTAAACACTAGAGCATTCTTAAGGGTCTTCAAAGAAGACCCAATTACTCATTCACTTCGTTCATTCGTAATTTCTTATTTAAAAGGATAAAGTAAAAGTTCTTAATGGTTATTGTTTAAAGTCTTATTACCGTTTTGAAGCCATGGTAGTGCTACTCAGCACTACCACGAAAAATTCAAGCCTCTTTACCGCCTGTCATCCATGTTGATTATCCCCAATCGATTACGTTACTATAATCAATTGCAACCGGTTGCTCTGTAATGTTTACTGGGCTGTAGTTGAGCCAATCATACTAATGAGCATGACCTCTCAGCAACGCATGTTTCATATCATCAAATCAAAGTAGATATGAACTCATTCAGGGTTTGCTACCATAACAATTGCCCTGTCGGTTTATTGTGTATAACACACTACTCCAAATCCGTCAGCAGGGTTACTGCATCCTCGAGGAGGGTCGAGTACAAATTACGACCATACTAAATTTTAAAAGTCTACTGTAGTTGTTGTTGTGTTTAGTTTTAGTTCTGACTTGGTGTCATCGGTGGGTTCTGAGTTGGTCTCTGTGTCGCCTGCGTATGCTTTGAATATATCTTTATTGAATTTAAAAAAGTGATCCCATCCAAATATTACCCAGTCACCATGATTGTCTGATGTGTAATATATGAATTGATCACTTACGAATGTGTATTTACTTGGTACACATACAAAACGTCCTTTACGATTAAACTTCATAAAGAGAACGTCAAAATCCCCTTCATCATGCACGTCCATTAATTGGTCGAGCCATTCTTCTAGTTGTCTGCATGAACCAGAAAGAAGTTGATGAAAAGGGAAATCTGCGTAGAACTTACATTCTACATTTAACTTGTGAAAACTTTCTCCGGGAACAATGTCGCCTTTGAAACTTCTGATTTGTCCTTCATGCAAAATCTCTGTACGATTTTGATTTTTGCCACCTACATAAGCACCAGAGCCAGGAGCACGTATGAAACTTTCTTCATAAGTCTCACTGAGAAATTTTGCAACTTCTCGTTCAAATCCTGATCCTTTGTTCTTAGATGGTGATGGCATTATATATAGTTATCTCCTTACCACTCGGTGGCATAATTTTTATCTACCCTATGATGGGCACATTTTGTTTGGCACTCGTAAGAGTCATGTATAAAGTCGGCTTCCCAGAATTTATCTTTTACAATTTTGGGTAACCTCAATTCATGTAGATTATATTTCTTGCCAATTTCATTCCATTTATTGTTGTGTCCATATCTTGTAGCAACCCAACAACAGGGGTAAAATTCGCCCCTAGCATTAATGTAACTACCTTTATTGCCGATATGACATAGAGGTCGTTCATTTCCTACTAACTTAGATTCATCATACAACTTAATGTTTGTCTTCATCCAAGGTTCTTTAATTGTTTTATCTGTAAACTTAAAGACTTCTCTTTCAAATCTATGACTAGATGATAACAGATCATCACGTGGTTGTAAAGCATCTTCTTTCCCATAAGAATCTTCGTATATCTTACCGAACTTAGTGCTACGTGTTAATTGAAATGCATCAAAACCTAAGTCTCTAGCATAATTCTGCATGTCGCCAATCTTATCTTCGTTAAACTTAAAGCCTATTGCGTCCCATACGGTATAACAATTAGACTTATCATTGATGATAGAGACGCCTGTAATGATACTAGACCAATTAGAATTGATTCGATAGAGATTATTACTCTCATGGTCCCAGCCGTCGATACTGAAGTGAATCTGATCTTGCTCATCAAGCATTTCTGCTAGTCTTGCCCACCAGTCTTCATTTTTATATGATCCGTTAGTGACGATAATGATTGCTATACTAGGCTTAATTGATTTGAAATACTGGATGACTTCTAAGAAGTCATGTGCATAGATAGGATCGCCATCGTCACCACAGAACGTTAGTTTCTCTACGTGTTCTAATATAAAGAACGCAGGGAAGTTTTGTTTAAAAAAATCTAGTTTGAGTTCAGTACTGACTAATGTATCAGGAACTTCTTGTCTAGGACATCGTGGGCACTTTAAAGTACACTTACTGCTTACTTCAATATGCCAGTGCCACAAGGCTAGACTCACAACTGCTCCAACTCCCTAGTCGAATTGTATGTAGTGAATCCGTTCTCTTTAATAACTTGTAACACACTAGCAACTCTGCCTGCTAATTCTTCTCTGTGTGACACTAACCAAACAGATTTGTTACGTCTACGTGTCATGTCTTTAAGAATAGCCATAGCATTCTCAACACCTATAGTGTCAAGTCCTGAGTCAATCAACTCGTCAATAAACAATGTATTGATTGGGAAGTACAAGTTCTCCCAAACATCTCTGAACGCAAATGATAATCCTAAGATTAATCTGTTACGTTCTCCTCTACTTAAATTGTCAAAGTCTAACTCTCTGCCCAATTCTGTAATTTCTACAGACAAATCATTTTGGAATACTACTTGATGAGGTAGACCCATCTTGTCTAAGTAGTTTGTTAAACGTGAATTTAAGTAAGATAAGTTTTGATCAATAATCTTTTTACGTACAAATGAATCTTTGCTTGTTAATAGGTCTAACAAGAACTTCTGATGATCTCCTATACGTGATAATTCGTTTACTTTATCAAAGTTTGCTTCTTGTAATGCACTAGACTCCATTTCAGATATTTGATCTGTGTATGGATTTTCTTCTTGCTCTTTGCGTTTAACTTGTGCTGACAAGTCTTTGATTTTATTCTTATGTTCGATAGCCTCTTCTTCAGAACTATAATAAGTCTCTGGTTTCTCTCCTATCTCAAACAATGAATGTTTCTCTTTTTCTAATTCTACATAAACTTCTGCTAGTTCTTCGGCATGTTTAGTAGCCTCTGATAAACTTTCTTCTTTGTCTCCCATGATTCTAATATGCGTATCATCGCATATATCTTGTCCACATGTGTGACATTTATTTTGTTTTAGTATATCTAATTCTTTTTCAAACTTGGTTATTGACTTAGTTTCTCTATCAATATCGTTTTGAGTTCTTAACATTAATTTGTCGATATCTGCATGATCCTTAACTAAAGCATTATAGACAGCAAGTTGTTTATGTCCAAGTAATTCGGCATCGATATCCACTTTTTCTAGTGTTTCAATCTTATCTTTTAACGTGCCAATATCTTCATTAGTCTTTGCTGTCCATAGTCTTTCTCTCTTTCTAAGACTATCTATTTGTTCTTCAATTCTTTTGTTTGCTTCTTCTATTGCTTGGACTTTAAATTCTTCTTGTTGAATTTCTTCTTTGTTATTTTTTATAATGATTTTAATCTTCTCTGCTTTTTCTGATAACAGAGTTATACCCAACAACTGTTCGATGATATCACGTTGTTGTCCCTGTGTCATGCTTAAGAATGGTTGACTGTATGTATTAAGTGCAACGATGTTTCTAAACATCACTGAAGACATGCCTACGATGTCTTCGATAACTTGTTGTGTCTCTTTATTTTCGCCCTGTGCTTCGTTGTCTTCTTCATCTACACCGTTGATAAAGAACTTCATGCCATGAGGCTTACGTCCACGTTCAATACGATACTCAACGCCATTGGCTTCAAAGTCTAATGTCACCATCATGCCTTTGCCGTTAGTTCTATTGATTAAATTGTTTTGTTTGATATTGTTAAGTGGAACACCATACAATGCATAACTGATTGCTTGTATAATAGTAGTCTTACCAGTACCATTTCTAGCACCGTCTCCACCTAAATCTAAGTTATCACCTAAGATGAGGGTTAGTTCCTCATTTTGCAAGTCAATTGCTTGTGTAACTGATCCTACACTTAAAAAGTTTCTGAGAGTTACATGTTTTAAATTGATCATATAGACTGATAAATCTCCAGTAATACACCTTTGTCATAGAAATCAGATTCTATGTTTTTAATTTGTTCGATAATAATTGAATCCACACTTTCAAATGATATCTCACCAGGTGCTAAGTCTTGTGCATGTTCATCAGACTTAACAGGAATCAATGACATTTCTCTTAAATCATATTGTGGTATCAATTGTTCTCTTATAAAGTTCGATTCTTCATAAGATATATCGATGTCTAAATGTACTCTAACATGAGCATTCTTAATTAACAACCCTTCTGGGTTATCTAATACTTCACTTAGTTTGTATACTCTATATACAGGTTGATTTGGCCATGAATGAAACTCAGGTTCTTTATCCCATTCTAGTACCATCATGCCTCTAGCATCATCACCTGCATCTGCATAGTTGTGTGGGAAAGCATTACCCATATACCAAATATTTTTTCTTGCTTGACGTTTATGGAAATGCCCAGAAAATACTTTTTCAAAATGAGATAAATGGTCAGCATTAGTCTCACCGTGATCAGGCATTTCTATCATAGCATTCATATAAAAGTGNGGTAACTCTAAATGAGCAAACAAATACTTACCTTTTTTCTTTTTAAGAAGTTTATAATCATCACCACACAACCATGGAGCAATCACACAGTTACCNTCTTCGATAAAGTGATCGACAATGACTACGTTTTTAAGATGTTTAGCCCACTCGACTGAATGAATGTCACGTTTGTCTCTATAATAGAGATCGTGGTTACCTGTTATGAAATAGACTTTCTCAAATGCATCATTTAGTTTTTCTAACGCATTAAGTCCAAACTGTAAGGTATGCATGTTAATACTTGCTCTGTGATGATTCCAATCACCTAAGAACAAACATGTTTCACAGCCTTCTTCTTTTGATTTCTCAATAAACCAATCCACAAAATCACTACAGTCTCGGTTATGTTGTATGCTATTGCTCTTTAAACCGAAGTGTATGTCTGTGAATACGGCTGCCTTTTTAAAAAGATTTGACATAATTAGTTTTCCCAGTATTCAATAACTAGTATACATGATAAAGGTAGGCAAAGCAAGACATTTGGATGCCTTGTTTGCCCGAAAATGTTACTCAGAATATGCTTCTGCTTTCTTTTCGTAACCTAAACCGTTGTAATCTTTCATCTGTCTAGTGAATGAAGGATTCAACCCATTCATTTCTAAAATATCGTCTCTGATATTTTGGTTACGTTTTTCAGAGTTAAGAACTCTACAGAAACTGTTTGTAATTGCCGCAGTGTAATATGCGAATGGATTTGCTGACTTGGCTTCATTAAATCTTAAGCCCACATAAGTCAATTGAAGAATAGCACTTTGTCTCATTTCGTCATTGTAAGTATAGCCACGCCAGTTAAACTTCATAGCATACTTTTCACATAACATAATGTACATACGTGCTAACTTGTCTGTAAGATTACCGTCAGTTGCAGTAAACTTACCAGTCTTAAGACCACCCTTCCAATGTGACTTGCCAACTAAATGGGTAGACATTGTTTCAGCATCTAATCTAAAATGCTGAAAAGGAGGGAAGTTAACTTTTACATGAACTAAGTCTTCAACTTCTTTCTTTGTTTTCTTGTCTTCTATATCTGCAAACAAATCTTGGTTTGCACTCAAATCATCTTCAAAGTCAATAATGTCTGCCGCTTTCTTTTTCTTAGCAACTTTTCTAGGTTGCTTTTGTGCAACAGGAATATGGTCCCAAGTCATAACTCTAAAGATTAATCCATCTGTTTCAATCGTTGCTGGATCAATTTTGTTCTTTCCAGTCAAGCCTTGCTCTGCTGATAAACGTGCGGCTTTGTTTTCTTTTGCTTGTTGAATCTGTTCTGGCTTAAGTGCCCATGTCAGACTCTTTTCAATGCCTGCTTGACCATCATTTGCAAGATCCAAATCTGTAATTAGATCATATTGATGGTAGTCTTTTTTAGTGTAGTAGCAATAAGATGTTTTGCTTTTGTGGATTTCTTTAAGAATGTCTTTGTTATTAAGATAATTTGTTGTTTTTCTCGGTGCTGGCATTAATATTCCTCTAGTTTGATTATTTCGACAAGTGTGGAGTCGATATATCTATTCTATAAGACTTGCTACTCAAATGCAAGTCGAACGGGTAAAATTTAGTGGTTTTTGTAATAGATAAATATATCATGTAAGACTACTATTTATACAAATAGGTAAGTCTTGGGAAATATTTGGAGAAAATGAAATGCCTGATCCAGTAGACTCGCAAACCGAATCAGCCGCAGATATTAGACTGTCCGATTGGAGAGTACGTCTGTCGTTAGCACCTACGGCTAATTACTTGTACAGAGCAGACTCACCTGGTATTATGGCTCCTCTAGCAAAAACAGATGGAGTTGTTTTTCCATATACTCCTACAATTAATACTTCTTATGTAGCAAACTATGATGGTGTATTGCCAACTCATACAAATTTTAGAATTCAGCAGTATATGAATAGTGCTGTAGAGCAAGTAACAATAACTGCGGACTTCACAGCACAAGATACATTTGAAGCAAATTACTTGTTAGCATCAATACATTTTTTTAAGTCAATGACTAAAATGTTTTATGGACAAGATGAAAACCCAACAAACGGAACTCCTCCCCCATTAGGCTTCTTTTATGGTTTGGGAGCATTCCAGTTAGATACACATCCTGTTGTTGTTACAAACTTTGCTTATAATCTACCTAACAACGTTGACTACATTAGAGCAACCAATACAGATGCAGATGATCCATCAACTTCTCAATTTAATTTGATAGGTGGACAATTAACACCGGGCGGCAATAGGCCACCAGCAACGTTCTCAGATACAGCAGATCAAGCAATTACATATGTCCCTACAAAAATTACAATAACACTTACATGCGTACCTGTTGTCAGTAGAAATACAATTAGTAATGACTTTAGTGTTAAAGAATATGCAACAGGAAAATTACTACGCGGATCACAAAATGATAAACCAGGAATTTGGTAATGGCTCAGAATAATATATATCCGCCAGCAAGTCCATATAACAGAACAAAAATTGTTGATGGCAAATATTTAGGTATACTAGATAATTTTCCAAAAATACCTAGATACAAATCAGATGCATCCTTTACTATTACTCCGCAGTATGAATTTAGACCTGATATGTTAGCACAACATTTATACAATGACTCACGTTTGTGGTGGGTATTTGCGGCACGTAACCCTAATCTATTAGGTCCTGATCCATATTTTAATTTTACTTCAGGAGCAGAAATATATGTTCCTACTATGGATACTCTTAAAAGAGTACTGAGCATTTAATGATTAGCCCAACAGATGCACCTGGCAGAAGACTAAAAAACCCCCTTGGAGCGTTATCCTCGTATACATATCAATTAAGTTTGTATATGATTACTCCAGATGCATATGATGCTTTTAATGCAACAGGCAGAAGATCAATTAATGCATTAGCAGAAGCATCAGGAGAAGAAAATACAGGTGGTGCTTATTTAATTGCACAATCAGGTGGAGTCAACAATGATGCATCTCAAAGGGCACCTGGTTTTGATTTAGATTATTATATAGATAATTTTAAACTAAAACAAGCAATCAATGGCGCAGCCACTCAATCATCTACTAACACTTATTCGGTCTCGTTTGATATCATAGAGCCTTATGGATTTTCTTTTAACACAAAATTAAAAAGAGCCAGTGATCAACTACAAGCATATTATAATGAAACAGGGTATTCAGGTAATGGCTCAGTTGAAAATCCAAGTAGGCAGTTTTTTATTATAGGTGTTAGATTTTTAGGCTATGATGACAGTGGTAATTTAATAACCGGTGACCAAGATTTTGAAGGCGACGTACTAGATCCAAATGCAAGTGGTAACTCTATTTTTCAAACATATTATGATATTAGTATTACGGGTATTAAATTTTCAATCGAAGGCGGTGCAACAAGATATGCACTATCAGGTGTAGCATTATCTCCTGGAAAAGCATTCGGTACAAAAAGAGGTAGAATAGATTCAACAAAAACAATCTCTGGGCAAACGTTTGATCAAGCCATGCAAGGAGATAATGGATTATTTACACAACTTAATAATATAGAGGCACAAAAAGTTCAACAAGAAGAAGCAGAATTTGCAAATGTATACAAAGTAGAATACATAGGAGATGGTGTAGATGCTATTAAAGATGCTAGACTTATTTTGCCTACAGATACAGACAAAAGCAAATGGTGCGGCCCAGACGGCGGCCCTCTCAATACTCAGGAAGCAACTGATGCTGAAGCCGCGACAGCAGTACCAGACGATGCACATAGAAAAATAATATTTAATGCTGATACTACGTTTATAGAAATCTTTGATGAAGTTCTTAAAGGCAGTGGTTATATGTACGATGCGTTAAAAGCCATTTATAAAAGTCAGGTTACACCTGACTTAACAACAGGAGAACAACCACAAGAAGATCCAGGTAGTGATACAAAAGTTGCGTGGTATAAAGTAACACCGGTTATTCAAAAAGCCAAATGGGATAGTATTGTAGTTGATTGGGCATATCAAATTATTTTTAGAATAGAAAGATATGAAACACCTATTGTTACTACGAGTGTTACAAACCCGGCACAAGATTATTATGGTCCCCATAAAAGATATGAATATTGGTGGACTGGAGAAAACAGAGAGATTTTAGAATACTCACAGAAATTAGATAATTTATTTTATAATGAAGTATTGGGAAATGCAAATTTAAATAATGAAGACAACGATCAAAAAGGTAGAGGCTCTGGTGGAGCCGCACAAACTCCAGTTGCAACAAACAAAAATACGTCAATGCCCACACTCAATGCTGTAGGCGGAGGCAGATCGTCACAGAATGAATATGTAACAAGTCTTTATTCTCCTGATTCTTATGCTACTGCAAAAATTAAAATATTAGGAGACCCTGATTTTCTAGTACAAGAACATCGGGGAGGAGTAGATAGTNTTTATCAAAGATTTTACGGAGACGATGGATTTAGAGTTACTGCAAACGGNGGTCAAGTCTTTATTGAAATTGATTTTAAAGAAGCAATCGATTACAATGGCGAAACAGGTGTAATGGATCTCAATGACTCTATTTTATTTTTCAGATATCCTGCAGAAATAGAAGAACAAATTAAAGGAGTAAGTTATAAAATCATAACTATAGATAGTACCTTCAGTGAAGGAAAATTTACACAAGAATTATCTTGTGCAATTAATACATTCGCAGATCCTGAACCTATAGAAACAACAGGAGATGAAGCAGGCGCACAAGATCAGGGAACTGAACAAGATGATGAAGGAACAGGTGATACATAATGGCTATTGACGTTTTTAAACCCAGAGGTAAATTAAAAAAGAGTCAACCTGGCGCGGGTGTAGCCTCTGTCATCGAAGTACCTATTATCTGTACAGTAATGAGTACAGTCGATCCTACTCACCAAGGTCGTATTGCAGTCTATCCGTCAGAGAATCTTAACAAAGATGCATACAATCGTAATAATTGGTTATGGGTTGGCAGACTTTCAACATTTGCTGGACAAACAGCACCGTTAGGCCCTGACGGCCCAGATGATCAAGGTGGCGGTCAGTACGGAGCATATACTTTAAACCCTAGTTCATATGGACAATGGAACGCACCCCCGGATAAAGAAACACAAGTTATTTGTATATTTGTTAATGGTGATCCTAATTATGGTTTTTATATAGGTTCAATTCCTAAACCAGAAACATTGTCAATGATACCTGCAATAGGTGCATCTGAAAATGTAACTCTTAATGGAGCAGAAGCGGCATCCTATGGCGGCGCCGCAAGATTACCAACTACTAATATTAATACAAATAACAAAGATATTGCTGATAGTGTTAATTATTTAAGAGATGCAAAACCAGTTCATAGTTATACTGCATCTATCATGCAACAACAAGGTGTTCTCAGAGACAAATATAGAGGTCCTATAGGCTCAAGTGCAACAAGAGAAGCATCTAGTAGAGTAGG